CGCGGCCCGTAATTGTTTGAACCGTTCGATTAAGGCGTGGATACGGTCCAATATTTCCTTGGTTCTCCGGCTATTGGGAATGGTCGAAAGCAGTTCGTCCATGAGGTCGTTCGCCTGGGTTTCCACTCCGTACCGACGCTGGTTTTCCGGCAATTCCACCACCTGGTGGACATCTTCCAACTCTTCTCCAAAAATCAGTTCGTCGGCCGCCAAATACAGGGAATTCAGCACGTCGAACATGTTTTTTTCGGGGAGGTCGGCGGCGTCCGGGCGGATGGTGACTTCCGTCTGAGGGGCATAATCTTCGGAATTCGCGACAGCATCTATGGGGGCCTCGTTCTCCGCCAAAGTTTCTAGTTCGGTCGCCTCTTCGTCTCGGGACAGGGTACGAGAAAACTGGCGGGCCAGGATACCGTCGGGCTTTTCGCGTATTTCAAATCGTTCAAACGGAATGTTGCGCGGCAGACCCTTGTACTCAAAATCAACATAGATCACGTCCATTTCCGGGTAGGTGGTGATTTCGATCATGTCTTCATCTAAATTTGTAATTTGGCCCGTGATGATGACGGGTATATCACCCCCGATATGAATGTCCACCCAGGTCTTGGGAAGGAGTCCGTGTTGGCGAGCATATCCTTCTTCGTCGCTGCGGCTTAATATGTAGATTTTTTCCACAGATTCGTCGGTTAAATACCCGCGGTTGTCCATATTCATAACGGCGACGGTCAAACTGGCGATATCCAGTAATTCAATGTGTGTTTGATCGATGTAGTCCACCAGAAACGTTTGCTCGTGAAGTTTGTCGTGGTTGGGCGCAATCAACTGAATAATATCTCCCAGGGCTAATTTTACCTCGCTTCCTCCGACCGACACCGGAGGAGGGGTATCCGAGGTCAACTCCGACGAAACCGGTTCGGGGGAGTTTTCCACCATATCGAGAGGAGAACCAACCATAATGGTTAAATTTCTATGATATTATGTTACTTTATATAATATTATTATTATTTTTCCCAGGTAAAAATTGATTATGAACGACCAGAGTTTATGAGTCAGTTACAACTTTATTTGTTCCAATCATGACGTCAGCCCCGGAATCTACTATCGGTACGACGGTAGTTGTCAATTACGATGCGGTCAGAAAGAATTCGCTAATTAAAACCAAATCCAACCACGATTATCTGGTGATGAACTACATCCCCGGGTACGTGTGTTTCAATGACGAAGAATCGGGAAAATATCGGTCGGTGGTGGTGTCCCAGTCCACCCGAGGGTTGGTGGGATACGGACCTAAAAAATCGGTCACGATGGACACCTTTATGAAACGTTACCCCGAATTCGAAGGGCACCTGCCGATGGACGTGGATGTCATGGAAATGGTCGAAGGGACGATGATTAACCTGTTTTTCGACCGCGCGCGAAATACGTGGGAAATTGCCACCAAAAGTGCCGTCGGAGGGCATTACTGGTATTTTCGACAAGGCAACGGAATGTACCCACAGTACACGTTCCGACAAATGTTTATGGAGGCGGTGGGGGAAGCGGCGACCGCCGACCTAAACGACAGTTATCTGGTCCGAAACTTGAATAAAAAATACTCCTACAGTTTTGTGTTACAGCATCCCGCGAACCACATCGTGTTGGACATTCCGCGCCCCCAGGCATATTTGGTGGCCATATTTGAAATTATGGATGACGGTAGCACCACCGGGGAAGCCAGGGTTCGTCATCTGCCCCTGTACAAGTACGCGGAGAGCGATACGGTTATGATGGATAAATTGAATTACGGGATATGTTATCTTCCCGGGCGGTACCCGGGCCTTGGCCCGAGAAATGTCACATATTCATCGGTGGAAATAGACAACGGTTTGGGTCGATTTCCGGTGGGTTACATGATTGTTCATTCTCTCACGGGAGACCGCGTCTCGGTGAAATCCGAACACTACGAACGTCTGAAACAGTTGCGCGGAAACAACCCCAACATACAGTACCAATTTTTGGCAATTATTTACACCCGAAAAATTGCCGAATTTCTTCAATATTTTCCCATGTACAATAAACTATTTCGTCATTTTCACGGAAAGATGACGGAATACATTAAGAATTACCACAAATTATATGTGGAATATTATGTCAAAAAAACCCACCGAAAAAATTTGGAAGTCACTTTGGACAAAACCGTGCGTTATTATTTGTATAAACTTCACCGCGAAAAACATGTGAATCAAGGGCGGGTTGTGACGGAATCGGTAGTCAGGGAATGGTTCTTACACGAAATGGGCCCTGCCACCGTGTTGTTCCTTTTGCGGACACCGATATATACTCTAGTGTAATAACCCCAAGGTTCTCCATCGGTCGGGGGTGGGGGGGGGGGTAATTTATGAAGAGGCGGATGTAGGGACGGGGACGTCAGAGACGGGAATAGCCACCTTCGCCGACGAATCCGTTTTTTTTGTGGGGATATTGGTATTGACCCGGGGTTCGCCCATACGCAACAGATTCACCACAACCAGCCCGAAAATCCACCCCAACAATCCGCCCACAAACAGCTGCGCAAATGTGTGGTTTTTATACACGTATCGCTGAATCACGGTGATCAAAAATAGTGCCCACGATTCGTAAAAGTACTTGCCCGACGTCAAATACGCAAAGGTCAGCGAAAAGGCGGTTTGTTGGGCATGTCCCGAGGGCATACCATTGCTGCGTTTTTGGAATTTTTCCGATACCAAAAAAGGCGTGGAGTCGGCGGGACGTAAATCGTGTATGTAATATTTGAATACGCGTCCATTCAGCCACCCCAATACCAAAAAAGACAGCACAAATACTCCCAAGTATAATAATGAAAAGGTAGAGGTAATGTAGATGGCGAAAAGGGCCGACAATTGCCACCCGAAATACCCGATACCCCAGAAGAAATCCACAAAATGCCTGATTAATTCTTCTACTCCGGTAAACATTGTTACCTAACCTATTTATTTATTGTCTATATCATCTATTTACATTTTGCTGTATGCTTCCGATAAACGACTCAGAACTTGAATGTAACGCATCGAATGCGCCTTATTTTCGTCGCTCATGATGCGAATCGGATCACGTAAAGAATCAATGATATCCAGAATTGCCTTGGAACTGCCTAGATGGCCAACATCGTCATTGTAATCTTTATCGTAGAAAAACGTAATGTCACCCTCATCAATAACGGTCTTGTATCTCGAATATACGAAATTATACCACACTTTGATTAATATAGTGGGATTGGCCTTTTTTGCCATTTCAAAGGCGTTCTTTCCGGTCATGATACCGGTATTACCCGGAAATAATACGAGTAATTCGTTGAAAAAGTCGAAAAAATTGGTATTAAATGTTCTCGAAATGGTCGTTTTATCCATGGCAGAGAGTCACTTTTGGGTGTGTTTATTGGGTCCCCGTATTATTCTATATTTTCACAAAATTTTATGTTGTTTTTCGCGAATATATTTTACAACGAGGGGATAAACAACGGCGGTTGTTGTATTTCTTCGGTGCGCTTTCGCTGAATGGTATCCATATTGACATCCGCGCTGACTTTATCCGGACGGTAGTTGTCGGGAGGAGCGTAAATGGGCTGACCTTCGTCGTTGGCTTTGACGTAATTAAACAACTGACGACTGGCGCCGGAACCTTTGGCACTGAGTTCGTCCGGACTGGCGTTGAAAAAGGTGTATTGTTCAGAAACAATGTTAGATCCCCCCGAACCACCCATATTGTTCACGGCAAACCCTAAAGGTTCTCCGTTACCAAAGTTCGCACTCGCCAATTTCTCTTTGACCATGGGTTCATAATTTTTCACAATGTCGTCTCCCAACACCAACTGGTAATTTTTATTCACCAACAAAAGCGCCGGAACACTGTGAATGTTGGGGGGGAGAACCACGGTGCGGCCGTCTTCCAACGCAATTTTCATCTGATTTGTACGTTTGTCATGAAACCGTTTATCAATACAGATAAAACTAATTTTATTTACTAAATTGGCCTTCACTAAAAATTGGAGAACCCGCTGGGAGTGTTTACAATAATTGCTGTAGTAAAAAATATCCATGATGGACCTGTATATTTTTTAAGGGATTTTATTTTACGGGAACCTACGTCCTAGGAACTCAGTGTTTTTGCGTGCTTTTTACACGAAAACTTCAATTGAGTTTAACCATTTTGGATCCGTACGTTTTCCACAGCACAATGGATGCTAAAGCACCCAGAATCATTCCGTAGAAAACCCCCTCGGATTTATTGAGGTAATATCCGATGAACGGGAACAAAAAGAACGTCAAAAGAGAATAAAAAATCATTATTCCTAACAACATTTGAGAGTTTTTATCAAAAGCCGGCATGTTATATAGTATTTCAAGATATGTTTCAGAGGGGTGGGGGGGGGGGGGGGGGGGGGGTGGGGAGATACGGAGGATCATCGGTCTAAAATTGGATGGTATTCACACACATGGAATGTAACAGGCGATTCTGGAAATAAAACACGAAATAGCCGAGGCAAACCAGGAACATTTGAAAGTAAAACTTGAATCCGCGAGGACGGGTAATCGCCATAAAAATAAACGTCAACAGCGCAATGATAAACAGCACGTAGCCAAACATCGACAAATACAAAAACCACAGGCAGTAAATCTTGTCCATCGGACCAAACAACATATCCATCATGTCACCTTTCATTTTGAACTCGGGGGAGGAGTATATAATATACACCTAAATATTTATCCAAAAAGGAAAAGGGAGAAATCTGGATATTATTCTTCACATAGTGTATATATTTCTACCCCTCTTCTCTGAATATTAGAAATATGGATGTCTCCCATATATGGAAAATTATTCACGCATATTTTCAAGACAACCCTCAATCTTTAGTTGCCCACCACCTGGAATCTTACAACGATTTTTTTAAACACGGCATTTTTCAGATTTTCAAAGAAAAGAATCCGGTGTCGATTTCGTCCGTATATGATGAGAACCTGGGAGATTTTAAACACCAATGTAACATGTATTTGGGGGGCAAAGACGGGTCGCGCATTTATTTTGGTAAACCCATTATTTACGACGAAAACCGCGCGCATTACATGTTTCCGAACGAAGCTCGGTTGAGAAACATGACTTACGGTATGACGATTCACTACGACATTGAGGTGGAGTTCATCGATATACTGGGAGAAGACGAGGCTCCGGCCTTGGTGACACGCGGCGGGGAAACCCCAATTCACGGTGGACATGTCTGCGAAGACAAGGAGAGCGAAACCGATTATCAGAATCAAATTGTACGCCCGTTTCACAATTTCAAGAAGGAAATGTCCCTTGAAGGTAAAGAGTTGGGGGAAGAAATAGCGGGGGGTGCGCCAGGACGCAAACCGCGGGCGGACGGACGCAAGAAAATTATCCGGGAAAAGAGAACCATTCGACCCTTCCAAATTACTCCCGCCGTCGCCGCTGCTCTGCGCGAAGCCACCGAAAAATCAGTGTCATCCAGCGCCGATGAAAGCGGTCAGGGTCGACGTATTCAAACACGCAGCATCATTTTACCCAAAATTTATCTGGGCAAATTTCCCATCATGCTTCATTCCGATTTTTGTGTCTTGAAAGGTCTTCCTCCCGAAATCCGACACACTATGGGCGAATGCCGTAACGATCTGGGCGGCTATTTCATCATACAGGGTTTAGAAAAAACGGTGGTCGCGCAAGAAAAATTCGCGGACAACATGTTGTGGGTACGCAAAGGCAAAGATGCGTACGACGACGACGGTAACCTGGTTTCCGCCACAGAATACCTCTACTCCGCCGACATTCGGTCCGTATCGGAAAACGTCTCCAAACCGATCCGTAATCTGTCGGTTCAGCTCGTCGCCCCGACCCCTTCTTATACCAACCGGCAGATTGTGGTGAATGTGCCCAACGTGCGTAAACCGGTTCCTCTCTTCATTCTCTTCCGCGCTCTCGGTATTCTGACCGACAAGGCCATCATCGAGTTCTGTCTCCTGGACCTGGAAAAGTACGAACACATGGTTGACCTGTTTGCGCCGTCGGTTCACGACGCGGGCTCGATCATGACCCAGGCTCTGGCGATTGAATACATTGCTTCGTTGACGAAAGGAAAACGCACCGAACACGCGTTGGAAATTTTGGCCGACTACTTTCTGCCTCACATTGGCGAAGTTAATTACACGGAAAAGGCGCATTATTTGGGCTACATGGTATTCCGTCTCTTATCGACGGCCACCGGGATAGAAAACGTGACTGACCGTGACAATTTCAAATACAAGCGGTTGGAACTGGTGGGGTCGCTGATTTATGATCTGTTTCGCGAGTATTACAACCTCCAACTGAAACACATACAGGTGAAATTCGAAGAACGTTTACTTTACAGTAAAATTTTGTACGAAAAGGATTTGCCCCTGTTGATTCAGACGTTTCAAGAAGAAGTATTTAAAACCCGGGTGGTCGAAGCCGGATTTAAAAAGGCGTTCAAGGGTAACTGGGGCGCCACGGTCAACACGAAGCGGGTAGGAATCGTTCAAGACCTAAACCGTCTGTCGTTTAACACCTACCTCTCGCACCTGCGTAAAACCAATTTACCGATGGATGCCGGCGCAAAACTGGTCGAACCCCGTAAATTACACTGTTCGCAGTGGGGATACATGGACCCCATCGACACTCCCGACGGCGGCAACATTGGTTTACACAAATCACTCGCCATTTTGACGCATGTAACCCGAGGTGGACAAAACATGCGCCAACCTCTTATTCAGTGGATGCGCGAGAAGATCAGCCTCAAATACGTGGAAGAATGTTCTCCGAAAATACTGGCAAACATGACGAAAGTCATGATTAACGGATACTGGGCGGGATGTATTTTGGACCCCTTTGACTGCGTGAAAAAGATCAAACTGTTCCGTCGCAACGCGCTGTTGCCCATTTTTATGAGTGTGACATTTGAAATCAAACAAAATACGGTTTATGTGTACACCGACGCAGGACGGCTGTCCCGCCCGATTTTCTACCGCGACGACGAATTCCGCCACATGTCGTTTGAAACCAAGGAATTCGGCCAAATTTTGGCCGGTAAAGACCCGGATTTGCGTTGGGAGAACCTGATCGCCGGATTCAACGAAAAACGCGTGGCTGCGCAGTTCAACCCTTACGCATCGCGCATTTATGAACTCCCTGAATTATACGAGGGCGTCAGCGGGGAAACAAATCCGAACAAAATAGAGCGATTCTTGACCAAGAAAGCGGTGATTGACTATTTGGACTGCAGTGAGAGCGAAAACACGCTGATTTGTCTGAATTTGGATCAATACGCGGACAACCCGAAGAAAAAATACACGCACCTGGAAATTCACGAATCGCTGATTTTTGGCAACATGTGTAATTTGATCGTTTTTCCGGAGAGCAACCCCCCCACGCGTAATTCGTTCTCTTGTGGACAGAGTAAACAGGCGGTGTCATTGTATCATACCAATTATCAGGTGCGCATGGATAAAACGGCGGTGGTACTGAATGCCGGACAGATTCCGATCGTTAAAACCCGGTACTTGGACTACATCAATCGTGAAGAAAACCCCTACGGAGTCAATGCGTTGGTTGCCATCATGTGTTATACCGGGTACAATGTGGAAGACGCCGTGTTGATCAACGAGGGGGCGTTGAAACGCGGGCTGTTTCGTACGACGTATTATACCACCTACCAAGCCCACGAAGAAAGTTCCAAAAATATTGATACCACGGTCGACATTAAATTCGTCAACATTGAGGCCGAGACGGGGGTGGTCGGCACCAAACCGGGCTACGATTACAGCCATCTGGACGCTCACGGAATGATCAAAGAGGGGACCGCCGTAGATGATAAGACGGTACTGATCGGAATGGCCTCTACTGCGACCGGGGAAGCGCGTAAGCTCGACCTGTCCAAAACCGCGAAAAAGGGACAGGTGGGAGTGGTGGATAAAACCTTCATGACCGAAGGTGAAGAGGGCGAACGTATTGCCAAAGTGCGGATTCGCGAAGAACGTGTTCCCAACTTGGGCGACAAATTTGCCGGACGGGCCGGACAGAAGGGTACGGTGGGTCTGATTATTCCGGAAATCGACATGCCCTTTACGAAGGACGGTATTCGTCCCGACATGATCATCAATCCGCACGCATTCCCTTCACGCATGACGGTGGGACAAATGGTCGAAACGGTCATGGGCAAAGCGTGTGTGAATGTGGGCGGGTTTGGCGACGGAACGGCCTTTTTAAACAAGGGGTCGAAGATTGGCGTGTTTGGAGAAATCTTGACACAGATGGGTTACCATTCCAGCGGAAACGACATTCTATACAACGGCATGACGGGCGAACAAATCGAGGCGGAGGTGTTTTTCGGCCCCACGTACTACATGCGCCTCAAACACATGGTGAAAGACAAGATCAATTATCGCGCGTTGGGTCCACGTACGGCGCTGACAAAACAGGCTGTTCATGGACGGGCCAACGACGGTGGGTTACGTATCGGAGAAATGGAGCGTGATTCGGTCATTGCGCACGGCATTACCGACTTTTTGACGGAATCCATGATGGAACGCGGGGACAAGTACCACATTGCGATATGTAATAACACCGGCATGCTTTCTATTTACAACCCCAACAAAAACTTGTTCATGAGTCCGATGGCCGACGGTCCCATCAAATTTGTGGGTTCTCTGGACGGGAAAAACATGAATATTGAAAATGTAACGAAATTTGGGCGCAATTTCAGTGTGATTTCCATCCCGTACAGTATGAAATTATTAATACAGGAATTACAGTGCGCCAACATCCAAATGCGCATCATTACCGAGGATAATTTGCCGCAACTGGAGGGGATGATGTTCTCCAAAAACATTCAGACCCTCCTGGGCACGTCGGAGGATACCCAGTTGGACAAACGGATGAATCAATATATTCAAACGAAATTGAAGGAACCGGTGGAGAACCCGGAGATACGTCAAATCATGGCCAACGCGCGACCCGATGTTTCTCCCGCCGCACCCCAGGACAGCCCGGAATGGTACCCGGTGGAGGAGGACGAACAACGGGGCGGTCGCCGTTCACCCAAAGCACCGATCACGTTGGCCGAAGAAGAACCGACGGATGAGGCTTTTCCCGAGTACCAACCTGGGGATTGGGTGTTGTACCGCGGAGACACCACTCAGCCGGTGCGACCCTGGACCGTGTTGGAAACCAGTCCCAATTTTGCCACAATTCAGCAGATGGCGGATCCTGACCAACCGGACGAACCCCAGGAAATAAAGGTGGTTCGTCACACCCGCGAATTCAGCGAAATTTACCCATTTTCGGAGAACCTGGTCATGCCCATGTCTGTCGTACCGGTGGCGGATTCTTCGGAACGCTCGGTGGTGGGGGCACCCCACCAACCCGGTTACGATACGCAGATGTCGGTACCGTTGACGGTTCTCCCCGAGGACCCGGGGATTTCCCGCATCAATTTCAATCCGGTGATTAATGTGGTGGCCGGCGACAACAAGGGAGGCATCGAAGTGAAAACCGGTGAACCCGAACTGGCGGCGGTGGATCCGACGATGCTTCGCGATCCCCTGGAGAACATTCGTATTACTACAGACAGTGATACAAATAAATCCGTCGATGAACCGGTACCTGCCGCAACAGAATCTTCTACGGAGGTATTAAACAGTGGAGTGTTTACCATTAAAAAATTAGAATAAACTTCTTGCCACAGTATCAGTACCAAGACCCGGACCAGGACCAAGATCCGGAACAGCACCAGGACCAAGACCCGGACCCTGACCAAGTCTAGACCGCGATTTGCGCGATTCTTTCAAATCTTTGGCAACCTGTTTGGCGAGAAGATCACTTTGTAAAGTTTCGATGTCTTTCCCCTGTTCTTCAGAGGAAATCTCATCAACGGTGCCTAAGAATGTCAATTTGGATGTATCACAAATCATGATTTCAGGGTGAAAGGTGCCCTGAAAGTCGGTAGATGCGCGCTCCAACGCATACCCATGTAAATTTTTTTCACATAAAAATTGTGAAAATGCGCGGTCCGCCCCGGGATCCGAAACGCGATTACCCAACTCCGTGGCGCCCGGGATATACCCGTAATTTCTTGTCATGATGGCCTGAATATAGGGTTCCGCCATATTGTAGAGGTTCTGGACAACATTCATGTCGTTCAAATCTATCACGAAGAAGGGTTCACGGACCTCGAATTTGAGCGCGACACCGTATGTTTTGGCAACTTCTGGTGAAAATGCGAAAAATACCGGTCCCTGGTCCGCATCAAACGAGACCGAGATGCCTTTAACAAATTGATCCAAATACTTGCGGGTATCACCCTTGTATAGGAGCGTCCCCGGTTTCAATTCGTACGCGGGGAGTTCGACCACAGAGAATGCCGACATGACGGATAAAAATTGAATAGAAAAAACAATAATATATACATAATCTTTATATATTATTAGTACAGTACCCCCAATGGCTTCCAACAATAAAATCCTTAAAATATACAACTCCCGTAAAATTATACTGGACATTCTGAATACGTACCAAGGTTATGATACGGAAGATTACGCCAACTTTAGTATTAACGAGATTGATGCGATGTTCTCCAATGATCAGTTGGACATGTTGTTAACCCGCAAAAAGGACGGTCAAAAAACATACATAAAATACTATTTGGCCGCCAAACAAATACGCCCTCAGAATTTGGACAATATCATTGAAGATCTCTTTTACGTGGAAAACATTTTGACTAAAACCGACACCCTGATTATTATTACGGAAGATGAACCCAACGACACCATCCAGGCCAAGATGGAATATTTGTTCAATCATGACGGTATTTTCATCGTAATTCATAACATTCAGCGGCTTCAGTTTAATATCTTGGAACACTCGTTGGTCCCGATCATGGATACCTTGTCCGAGAAACAGACCCAGGAGGTCATGGAAAAATACAACATCAAAAGTCTTCAGCAATTCCCGGAAATCGGACGGTTTGACCCGCAAGCGCTGGCACTTTCTCTCCGGCCGGGACAAGTCGTAAAAATTACCCGGAAAAGTATGACGGCTTTAGAAACAGAATATTATCGGATATGTGTATAGGGAGATTGACACATAAATTATTTGTTGGTATAAATGGCAACCATTCCGATGCCAGTATTTTCGCAAGATTTGACCAACCTCATGAATCAGGTTAGCGGGGGACTGAATCGAGACAGTACAACTGGCCCAATCTCCACATCTTCGCAAGATTTGACCAACCTCATCAATCAGGGTATGGATTACGCCAATCCGAATAACGTGGGATTAAATTTAAATGTGATAAATGCCCCGACGCCCACAACTTCTCCCGATTTTTTTCATACGGGCAGTCCGGAATTGAATCCAGTCGATATATTTTTTGCGACGCCCGCCGCATCCCAGTATTTTACCACGCCCGCTGCATCCCAGTATTTTACGACACCCGCCGCGGCGCACTATTTTATGACACCCGAAGCAGCGCAATATTTTACGACGCCCGCCGCGGCGCAATATTTGACGGATCAAAGTAACGATTTGATTAACCGAGGTATTAACAGTATAAAATCAATCGGAATACGTGCGAACTCATCCTATATGTCGACCATTCCCTCCAACGGTACGAAAAATTACTACATGCCTTACGACCGTATCCAAACAAACCCATATACCTCCAACTCTTTTTTATACGATTTATCTGCGAATATTCCGGCCGACTGTGATACCAATAAAGATTATGCCCACCGGGATCCGTCCGATCCCCTCTACCGCTCCACCAACGCAAATTGCGCAGCGACGTGTTACACCAACCCATCGAATACCACGTGCTCCAAGTGTTATAACCGCGAATTGTGTAAAACCCGACAATTTAACCACACAATCCAAACTCAAAATGATAGTCACGATACCGCAATTACCACCTACTTGGATGCCAAAACCAACTACAACAATGAAATCATCCGAATTATTAACCTGAGTGTGGGTATTTTTTTAGCATTGACTGCCGGTTATATTTACCGTATATAACCATGACTACCCCTCGGAACCGTGGGAGTGGTAGAATAATGTGGTATAATTGTATATTGAGTAGAGACACATTCTCCATGACGTCGGTCAAACTCGTAGATTTAACCATAAGTAACCCCCAAACTGGCGTGAATCGTCCCAATCCCATCGGATACAATCCAGACGATTTTTATTTTTGGAAAAACTGGGGTACGGATGTTAGTAACTCAACATGTGTCCAATTGTACAAAAACCCCCCACCGGCTCCGAAAATGAACAAAAACACCACCCAACAAAATTACCAATACATGCTGTGTAAAAATCGGGACCTTTATAATCGATATATTCAACTGAACGGAAGATCGGCACTACCGTCGTCATCGCCATCTCCGCCTGGATCGTTTGTTTATCTCGCCAATGATGTCGTTTTTAATGATACCCGCGCACAGTATAGTATGAATATCATTCATACGACGAATTTATGTTTAGGTATTTTGGGGTTGAGTATCACGGCCTATGTTTACAGGTAGACGTGAATCCCCCGTGTACGATTTTTGACTCTCTCCCCCCGCCCCCTAATTCATACAAAAATATTGTATCCAAATAATATAGCATCATGGCATTCATCACGAAGATGAACATAATTTTTTCACTTATTCTGATAATTATTATATGTATAGCGAGTGGCGAATTCGTGCGGTCCAACCAAGAGGGGTTTTGGCATTTTTTCCCATTTTGGAGGCATAAAATATTCGCAAATTCCAAGACTATATATACCCCTCTTACAGCAATAGACAGTCAACCCAACACCCCCGGTATTTACTACATTGAAACTCTCCAAGGTGGCACCACGGTGAATCAACTACCCAACATAGATATTCGACCCGGTAGCAACACTATACTGGCATTCACCATCGACTATAATGGTCAAACGTCGGGTAATTGGACCCAGATCATCGGGGTGACGGGTCGCCCCGACGGTAGTGATCACCGCTATTTAGCCGTATGGTTTTGCCCCAACTCAACCACTTTACATATTCGCACCGCTACTGCGGGCAATACCAATAACAATATTTCAGACTGTCAGTATGCGTTGAGCCCCGGCACCCACCGCATAACCATCATCGGAAATTCCGACCCCAACAGCGGTAACCAAACATATACGGTCTACGACAGGATCGGTGGAAGCGTCAATATTGTTGCGCAAAACGTGTCTCTACCGCCGCAAGCCGACGAAAACGGGAAAAACTATTTTAATTATAACGACAAACGGCTGTATATTTATTCGTCATTTGGCTACGATCACACTAGCAAACAAGGAAACCGAGTGTATGAGGTGGTACTGGTTACTTCGAAAAATAAGTACACATTGACCGACGCGGATAATATTTTATCAGACTTGAAAGCTAATATCACAAATTAAAGGGAGGGGTAGGGGTGGGGTCATAGGAACCGCGCCGCACAGTATTCAAGTGTAAAAAATTGTATTATTATACTATAGTAATAATACAAATAACCCATACATATATTGTACAATAACATATCTATGGCAACACCAGTCGCGTCGGCCAACAATTATTCCCCCGTTTTGGACGCGAACAATCGACCTATTTGTTCGATGTCCACCGTGAAATCGAGTGATCTCAATTATTCGCTGCTAGCACCCAACGGAAATTTCAACCTGGATCCGGTTTCAATGCCCCCCGTGTCTACCAACAACAAGACGCAGGTTCCCATCTGTACCGACGACGAAATTTATCGCATACAGGAAGTGGTTTTGAAGAAATTAAACGCATTTAATTTAGAATATTCGAATTACCAGATTTATCTGTTTAATAAACAACACAGTTTACCGGGGGACCAAACCCCTCAGATGAATTATATCGCCGCCAATGGTGGCGCCACGATTCCGTCCAGCAGTTCCGCGCAAAATACCATGTTTCAAACCATTCCGAGTGCCAAACAGTTACCGAGTTATATTGATTTAAACCAAAGTTTGACGACTTACAACAATCTTTTGTATGCGAAAAACATTTACGCGAGTGATCCGGCGGATCCGTCACTAAAACAACAACCGGACTACTACACTCCCAGTGGACAAGTGAACCCAAAGTATGCCAACAATCCTCAGAGCCAGTTATCTAACCGTGATCCGAGTTCCGTACTCGTACCAAAACATGCGCAAATACAAAAAATGCGCCAAGAACTCGACACCAAGTTGATGGAACTGAACGATATACAAAACAGTGTTTTCGGTTCGAGTAAATTACAGACAGATGCCAGTATTTATGTTACTATTCTCTGGACAACTTTAGCAACTGCCATGATATATTATACGTTTGTTCACATGTAGGGCGCGCGAATATAAGGCAGATGTACACGATAAAAATATCATTATAATATAATAATTTATTGATATTACATTATTTTAATTACACATGTCTGGGTTATTGAACATCCAGAATTCTTATACGGACACTCAAACGCGTATTGATAAAACGAATTTGGCATATATTGAAATCAGAAATGATATGAATCCCCGGTTGGTGTCGGTAGGACCCCCGTGTAATCGCGAAAATCCCGGCATGGGTCTCACGGTTTTCTCCCCGAACGCGGACCTTCAACAATACTGGACCGTGTCGGACGACGTGAACAATTCCCTCCAGAATGCGGCGAAAGTGGCCAACGGGACGGCATTCGACGAAGAAACCCGTATACGAACATTGAACCGTGTTCCCGGATTGTATGTCAGCGTCCTGAATAATATCACCTACGCCTCGGGTGACACCAATTTGTTCTTGGAAAATATGGCAGGATCTATCAACAATCAATTCAATAGTGTCTCGGTCGGTGCGTCGACGGCGGTCGACCTGTTCGGGTATTTCTGTCCGAATGTGACGGGTGCGTGGGAGTTTACGATTCCCAGTTACATGTCGGGGAAACTATACAGCAAACTGTGGATTTCCAATGACAATGCGGTGTATGATTACACGAATACCAATGCGGATATTTGTAATGATGAAAACTTGGACGGCAGTACCGGAGATCGTCCGGTCACGAATTCGTTCACCATCCAATTGACAGCGCAGAGTATTGTTCCCATTCGTATTCAAATCATTACCACTTCAAGTTACAATAGTTCGTCGGGTTTGACTTTTTTGACGGTGAAACCGCCCCCTCAAAGTACCGGGCAAACTGGCCAAATTATTTCGGGCAACACGGCGACGGAGACGTATTTCGTGTGTTTATCGGCCGATGGGACCACACCCTACTACAAGCAATTAACCTATTTTGCGATGGTTTCGGACAATTCCGACAAATACAAAACGTGGTTTTTGGTTTCCTCCCCCGATACGTATAAAAAACTGCGAACCTTGAAATTAAACGATAAATATCAGTATATTTCGCGGAAAGTGTCGACCCCCATCAATGACGTGGTCAAGGGTGCAGTAAGCAAGGCCCAAACGGCCACCACGGCGATTACAGCGCCTCCGGGGGTACCGCTTAAAATCACCAACGCCGTGTATGGTCAAGCGCCGTATGTGAAAACTGTACCTAGTACCCAAATATACACCGAGAAAAAGGATTATCCGGGGGGAGTTAAAACCGTGTCGCTGGCCACCGGTAGTACTTTCAACAATAAACCCGCCACGTTGAATGTACAACCCTATACGAAAAGCCAAACCTACACCCAAACCGTGTACAATACTGAATATATTCCGCAAACCAAAACGGTGACGGGTCAGACCCAAGCGCTGGTGAACCAAAACAGCCTTAATATTGATCCGAACAAATATGGTCCCAATTTTGGAAATCCGGCGGTTCCGGAGAGCACGGGCACGAATACCCTGGACGTCGAGTATTCTTACGTCCCGGACCAATCCAAATATACCGATAAACAAATTTACATCGATACTGTGACGGGCCAATTGATGATTAAGTATCAGTATTCTGGAACAACCTACACGGCCGCCATCAATATGACCTACGCGCCCCCCGTCTGGAACAACCCGTCGCAACCTTGCCCCTACAAGCTGATATTGGACACGTCGGATTCCAATAATGTGAAATTGGCCGTATCTAACGGGGGCAACACTGTGGGATATTTGACAATTTTATCTTCATCGGAAGATGGGCAAATGGCCCAGGCCCTTCCAAACCGTACATGGGCAAACAATACAAATTGTTCCAAGGGGCTCGCCGCCGGAACCGCATTGACGGAAGGGGGGCAGACGTCGTTGATCAGTGCGGATGCCAAATACAAGGTGTTGATTACTGCCAATCACCAAGTTTCGGTGATGTACTGTATTCAACCTTACCTTACCGCCCAATCTGGCGACCGTGAAATCAATTATACTACCCCGAAAAATCTGGATAACCAAAACCAAATTTACTATTTTTATCGCATAACGACCCGAGGAATCGTCGGCAAAAAATTCTTGGCAGAAATGAATACCCAATTAAAAGTTAAAGATTTACATTATTTGCCCAACAACAGTCCCAATGTATTGTCATATGCCAATATGAACGCCATCCCCTCCGCACATTTAATCACGCCCGACGGCTACAACAATCAACATTACAATATTATACAGAATCAAAACCAGCAACAGTGTGAAACCAGTTGCGCGACAAGCACGACCTGTGACCACGCCTTTTTAATGAATACGGCGTCGGGAGCGGGAGGGACGTGCTACGTCGACAACCAAAACAATTCGACGCCGTTGTATTCGACCACCCGGCCCGCCAATTATACGGGCGGAACCTTATTAAAAAAGAATTATTCGATTGCGAATAGCTGCGTAAGTAACCAGAGCCCAAATTATAGCAAGTATAATTATAAAGTACAGTACGAATATTTTCCCGACCAAGTATCGGAATTTACGCTGGATTACACGGCCATGCAAAACCGTCCCGAGTTGACGTATTATTGTGGTCTGCCTTGGTACCAGAACAATGTGGCAAAGATTGACAACATCTACGGGAGTCAAAGTACGGTAGCCGCGGCGAAACAGGAGGGTTTTGACACGCAATGTGCCAACCAAACGTGTTTTCAACGGAACGTTCAGACCTTGACTCCCCTGGTCAATAAGTTCAGTACTACCCAAGATTCGATTAGCCAAACGTACAACAAGACGCAACAGGATTTACAGAATTTCGCGGATCTGTCCAACAATTTAGCTAATCCTATTTATAAGTACAGCGGCGGGGCGTCTCTCATCCCCTCTATATACGCCAATGACCGAAACCCGCAACCGGAAACGACGATTTTAGACGGTCAGCTGAAGGATTTACAACAAAATCTGTTGGTACAAAACACCATGTTTACCCTGGCGTCGATCACCGCTGCCACTTGTTTACTTTTGGCCATATTCGTAGCAAGAGAATAAAACGGGGAGAGGGGGTGGGAGGTGGGGGCGCGCTTCGTGACACACAATATATTTTGTATTGTATATAGTTTAGTGTTTACATACAATACCATGACGACTCCATCGACGTCACCCCATTTTGATTTAAGTTCGTTTTTACAATTACAACAAAATTATGTGAGTCAACTGAACGGGCAATCGGAGAACGGCGCCATCGTCAACTTAAATGGCCAATTGAACCAATTATACAATAATGTGCAAGGTTCTCAGGTGGGCGCTGACGCCACCCTGTTGAAACAAAATGAGGTCAACTCTATTTTAGAAGCCGAGCAGAGCCGGCTACTCGAAAAAAAACAAAACATTGACACGGCGATCCAGGGTCAGCAACGTATGATTGAACTCAACCAAAATTACCAAATGCGCTATGCGGTATATACGCGTATGTTGATGGTGGTGGTTCTCCTGTTGTTTGTCTGTTATGTACTTTCGATCCTGTCGACCTGGCTCACGATTATCCCATCGGCGATCTACACGCTTCTGTATATTATTGTTATCACGGGTTGTTTAGTTTATTTGTATATTCTCTACGCCGGATTGAAACAACGTAATCCGGTCAACTACAACGAGGTATTGGTACCCCCGCCGTTGAATGTGGGAGCCCCGGGCCCCGGAGCGAGTACCAACGCCAGCGGGGTCAGCGCCGCCTACACTTCGGAATTCGGGTCCTACTACGGCTGTATTGGACAAAATTGTTGCGCACCTGGGATCGCCTGGTCACCCTTGACGGGATGTGCGTTGACGCCGGCGGCCGCCCCCGCCCCCGCGCGTTAGACGGAGGCGCTGGGGGCGGGGATAGATTTATCCCAAAAATAATACCCTCTCATAATATAAGGTTATTATTTCGACAATGACTACGCCACCCACCAACTATGGACAAATGTATCAGCTGGTCGAAGCCCAAAACAAACTGTTGGAGAACAATATTCAAAATTTAACGGAAATGTATTCTACCGACAGTTCTCAGAGTGTGCACCTCAACAATAAATATAACGCATTAAAAGATATAAATTACTACCTTTTCCTGGTGTACTGCGGTATTTTAATTATACTAATTGTTTTAGTGTATCGCACGCAAAAAATAAGATGGTACTTCAAAGTTCTCCTGGTCTTCGGTTTTGCGTTGTATCCGTTTGTTATTTATTACATTGAAGATGGGGTGTATCAGGGGGTAATGAATCTCTACACGTTGTAAATCTACGCGGTCAACTCCACATCGTCCACCTCAAACTCGTCGGACAAGGACCCCATATCTCGCTCGTACCGGATCTTGGCCCCGGTCCACGCGCCCAACGCGCTTTTGAATTTGCCAAACCGCTTGTCCATGTACTCGTGAACCTCTTTGCCGGGAGGGGCGCCACGACCGTAATTGCTTTGAAACCACAGATTGAATTCGCTGGTGATCTCGGTCTTGGTAATCTTGCCGTCGGGATCCACGATGATACGGTCGCGAATAAATTCCGCGATGTGATCCTCGCGCTCGCGGTATTTGTTGGTAGATTCCATCACCATGGGACAATCGGTAACATGCCCGTCGGTGCGGAGGACAATTTCCACCAACATGGCCATGAAAACCTCTGACCACACGGGAAACCGCTCTTTGAGTTTGCGGTCAATCTTGAACTGATACGGTTTTTCGGGGTCGCCATCGACCGGATGATCCGTAAACAGTGACATGAAATCTACCACCCGAAAACGGCGCCAAGTCGCGTGATCACGCGTTTTTACTTCTAAAAACTCGTTGGTACATACCACCAATTTCATTTGCGGTACAAACGCAATCGGCGCACTGAAGAGGTTACGTCCACGAATGGGTTCCGTACCGCTGGTCAATTCCTTCAACGCGCCGTCGTTGATGCGGTCTCCCTTCGACGGTTCCTGCATGACCGCGTAACGGATGCCTTTGAGTGCGACAATGTCCGGCGAGGCTTGTCCCTGTTTCATCCGAGCCTGGGTAATCAACGACAGGGGCGCATCACATTTGTAGTCTCCAAAAATACGCGACATCAAATCGGTCAACACCGATTTGCCGTTTTCTCCCCCACCAATGTACATGTGGAAGGTTTGGTTCAGGTTGGCCCCAATGAGCGAGGACGCCAGATGTTCCCACATGTAGTTCCGCAGTTGCTCAATGGGAAAGAGCTTCGCCATGAAATCTTCGATTTCTGAGATTATTTTGGCATCCCGTACCCGGTCCAACTTGCGGTATTCAATGTTGGTACATTTCGAAATGTAGTCCTCGGCACGTCCCGCCCGGAACACCTTTTCCCGGAAATCCCACACGCCGTTCTTGAAACACATCAGATAGGGGTCGCTGTCCAGGAGGTCCAGAAACTTGATTTCATTGTCGTAAAAGAGTTCACGGGCCTCCTTCAAAATGTGGTCCTTGTGACTGGTTTGCGACAATTTCAACACGATTTCCATGATTTTGCTGGTGCGTTCTTCTTCGGGACTCCGACGGCCCTCCTCGTCCTTTTTTTGAGGAGGCATGGCCTGTTGCCGCGCCAAGTTTCTAAGCACGTAGTTGTCCGATTTTTTACGAAAGAGGTCGCGCAATTCTTCCGAAATATGCTTACGTAGAGTCGTACCGCATTCGTCCTCGACCCAGCGATGTTTAGCGAACCGAAACCACTTGTCGTATTTCACACTGGCGCAAATAAATTCGTTTTTATACATTTGCTTCAACACAAAGGCAATGTCCGCATCACCCGAACCCATGCCCTTTTCCGATTTTCCGTTGAAAATCGACATTTGAAACACTTGGTCGATGTAAAAGTCCACGCTCTTTTTACAGACCTTGTCGTACTCGGTTGGGGCTTCCGCGCGGGACCAGTACATGATAGAACGCCGGGTCAAGCCGGTCTCATTACCCGTCTCAAATCCCATCCATTTCTCGTACATGTCGCTGATCGTGTGATACTGGAAATCTTTGGCCTTGGCGCTCATGGCTACCCAAAACACAAAGAGTTTGCGATTCGTGTTACACAACGCCATACCCACCCGAATCCATTTGTCGTAAGATCCCGATTCGTAATAGGTGGGTGGCAGGGTCATCATGAAATCGAATGTTTCGACATAATCGTATTCTTTGTTGGACGACATTTGTTCCAGGGTTTGTTGGACCACCAAATCGAGCTGTTCCTTGTTGCGTATCTGTAACACATTCATAGCGATGGGACTGGAACCGGTAGTGAGCGCCAGACTGGGGTTAGAAGCAGACCGTACAAAGGCACGTCGGTGGTTGGCGCCGTGGGCCGATTCGTAGTTTTGATGGATTTCGTCAAACTCCACCGTAAATATCAACGAGGTGTGTTCGCGGTAACGCACCGAGAGTTTCTTGAAATCGCGGTCCATGTCGAATTTTTTCACGTTCAAATCGGTACAAATCATTTCGCCATCGACGGCATCGTATTCGATTTCGTAATAATGCGTCAAGCGGTACATTTCGTGGTTGGGTTTTTGCGACCCGTAGAGTTGCCAGTTGGTGTGACCCTTGCTGATTCCTTCGTCAAACACGTCCTCCCATCCGTTGGCGTTGATGAGCGGCAGCTTGGACCACAGTTCCGACTGCGGCATGTCTTCGACGATGTATTTCCGCAAAAGTACTTGGGTGATGCGGTCGGCCTGAATCCCGATGATAATGTGCACGCCGTCTTTGGTAATCTTTTTGTCTTCGATGCGGTTGACCGACGGTTTTTCAAACACGTAAATGGGAAAGGAGACCTTGTCGTGAAAGATGAAAATCTTCTTGAGTTTTTCTAAATAAATCTGAATGATTTCGTCAATGTGCGTTTTTTTGTACTGTTTTTGATCTGTCTCGTACGCGTACCGCAAGTCAATGTCCACCACAATGGGTCCGCCCTGTTCCAACTGTTTTTCGGTCAAGAACTCGTTTACACCTTTCGATACCACGTCACGGTAGTAGAGGGACAAGAACTCGTCATATTCTGCCGTAGCAATGTGATATTTTCCGCCCGGGTTGCCAATGCGAGTATTGGTGATGGCCGTGGTTTTATCGTCTTTGTCTACCGCATGTTGCCGTATAAAATCCTGATAATTCTTATATTTTGATTTGTCGCCATTGACAGACGGTGTCATCGTTTGCGTGTTGTGGTGGTTTTTAACTTTGTTTACGTTAGCCATGGGGCCCCAAGGCTAGGTTATATAATTGGGATAATATTTTTTCTGGTATTTTTCATATCAATTTTTTTGGCGCAAGACCACGATGGTAACGCAAAACGGGGGGTAAAAATTGAACTGAATTATATCTATATTTGCGGGTAAAATAGATATAGTTATTTAGTATATTACTACATTGGTTGATTTTCGCTCTCTCGCGGTGAGTAACCATGAAATTTTGCGCAAAATGCGACAACATGTATTATATTGGTATCAACGCCAATGATGCCAATAAACTGACTTATTACTGCCGCATCTGTGGCAATGTGGATGAGTCCATCACCGAAGAAGGGGTCTGTGTCATTGACACCAAGCTGAAAAAGGGGGAACAAAAGTTCAACCACATCATCAATCCCTATACGAAACACGATCCGACGCTCCCGCGTATTTACAATATCCGGTGCCCGAATGCGACGTGTAAGACGAATCACGCCGAAGCGACCCAACCGGCCGAGGTGATTTTTATGAGATATGACGATGCGAACCTGAAGTACATTTACATTTGTGTGGAATGTGACACGGCGTGGAACACCGGCGCATGAACCTCCGCCACGGCGGTTTGTGTACTTGGACCGTAAAATAATTTGATAAAAAATATAGAAAGGAAGGGTTTGACATATTCAAGGGGGGTGGTGTAAAAATATACCAGGTAAATACTTGTCACCATGAGTGATGCTGTGGTTATTTTCCAAAAAAAATATCGTAAAGCATATGAGCCTTATAAATGGCATAGTCAATTTAAAAAGGATATTTACACCGACGCTTTATATATTCTGGATGGGTCCTATTCCAGAGAAGACAAGGAAACTATTTTGTTGTTCATGTTATTTTTTTTTCCGGATGATGCCGATTTATGCTACCGTATGGGGTGTTTGTCCAAAGGATCATCCGTCGAAAAAGAAATGATGTGGCACCGACTTGCTTACGATAAGAACCCTCGGCACATCGATAATACGCGACGACTATGTATGTTGCTGTTTGAGAACAACAAAGGGGTTTATACAGAAGCATTGAATAAAAACGGTACATTGTTCGAGGAATTGAAACTGACAAATGATTTGAATTTTATGATACACTATTTGGGGGTAACGATTGACTATAAATTTTTGAATGGTAAATTACGTTATTGTGAAAAAATGTTGGAAATACTCCGTAAAAATAATGAATATCCTATCCACTATGGCTGGATTATTCATAATAAATATGCGAATATATTGTTAGATTTGGGAGAGATTGATAAGGCGCTTGATATTAATATGAAAGATATAGATATGCTGAAAAAGGGTATGAGTAATCCAGAAACTGCAGATTGGTGTAGAAAAACTATATTAGATACTATCATAAATCATTCTGCGATGATGGATTACTCTTATTATAACCACGTCGAACGATTCAATTTTAGCTCAACTTTGAACAATTTTTATCCTGACCGTCCTATGTTTTCAGTAACATCGCGCGGTATCTACCGTCCTCCTACCAAAATTCGGGTGGGTTACGTTTCGAGCGATTTTTGTTTTCATTCGGTGGCTAATTTTATTTATCCTATTCTTCAAAACCATGACTATTCTCGATTTGTCGTCACCATGTTTTCAAATGTCGATACCAAAAAACATCAGTTACTCACTAATTACGTTGATAAGATTTGTAAGATAGTGAATATTGAACATATGAGCGACGAAGATGCGGCGCGGGCCATTTACAACGAAAACATCGATATTTTAATTGATTTGAATGGATACACCGTGGGAAAGCGATTAGCTATTTTCACCTACCACCCCGCACCCGTCCAAATCACGTATTTGGGTTACCCCAACACCACCGCTCTTAAATCCATACAGTACCGTCTCACGGACGCCATTGCGGACCACCCCGAATCCAAACAAATCTACTCGGAAAAACTGGTGTACTTGCCCGACGGTTTTTTGCTTTTCAAACCCATGTTTCAAGGACCAATGGCCGTGCCACGTGCGACCTCTATGGGGAATTCCGAAGGTGCCATTGTGTTGGGCGCCATCAACCGCGAGGCAAAAAACACGCCTCCCTGCTTGGAAGTGTGGCGTCGTATCCTGCACGCGTGCGACAATACCCAGCTCTTGATCAAGCTCAGTTCCCACGGGGACAACACCGAAGAACGTATGGAATATTACATGAAAAAACTCAAGGTCAGCCGCAACCGCCTGATACTGTCTCCGATACTTTCCGACGAAGGTTACAACAAACTGTTTGAAAAGGTGGACCTCGTGTTGGACACCTTTCCTTACTCGGGGACCACCACCACGTGTTACTCCTTGTACAACAGTATACCGGTGGTCACGATGTACCACAAAGATTACCATGCGCACAACGTGTCGAGTTCCATTTTGACTCGCGCGGGGTTTCCCGAGTTGATCGCCACCGACGGAGACCACTACGTGGAGATTGTGAAACGTTTAGTTAAAAACCCGTCCCTGATTGACAACTACAAGAAAACCATCCACGCGGGATTTGCGCGGTCCATGGAACCCACGCGTTTCATGAAAGGGTACGAGGATGCCCTGATTTCGTGTTTATCCCCGGAGAAATGAATGCGCCGAACTAGATAAAATTGAAATAAAACGCACATAAATACATTTTCATATTATATTATTATTTTTTATAAGATATTATGAACCCATCCAAAACGGACGTTGATCCCGAGATGAATATAACCGAGGAGGATGAAGATGAAAGTGAACAGGAAAGTGAGGTGAGTTCCGTAAACGACGACGACGGCGGACCCACCAAAGATCCAGAGATCAACAGTGATCTGGAGGAGGACGTCGATGACGACAACGACGACGATGACGATGATAACTACGATTCTGAAGAAGAGGGTTCGGAGGACGACGAGGATGAACCCGGTCCGGCGTCGTCCAACCTTCCGCCGCGTCCGACATTTACCACCGAGGGATCGGAAGACGAAAATGAAGAAGACGAAGACGAAGATGAGGACGAAGACTATTTACAAAAATTTGATCAGAACGTACGCCGTAATATCATCGAAGAATACCATCCCGAGTTAATTCAACACAATGATGAAGAAGTAGAAACATTGTGTAAAATTGTACGCGATTCCGAAGGCAACATTGTAGACCCTTTACATAAAACCGTACCATTCATTACGAAATACGAAAAAGCCCGGGTTTTAGGCGAACGCGCAAAACAGATCAATGCGGGAGCCAAACCTTTCATCAAGACCGACCAGACGTTAATCGATGGTTATCTCATTGCCTTGCGCGAATACGAAGAAAAAAAGATCCCGTTTATTATCCGCCGACCTTTGCCCAACGGGGGGTCCGAATACTGGAAATTGGCGGATTTGGAGATGATTGACTGATACACCCAAACACGTGAAAAGAAACACTCCGTCTAAGAATTACGCTTCCAGCGCTTACCGCAATTAGTACATGTAACAAAAATCGTCTCACCCTCGTCACACGACCGCGTCTGTAACGAATAAAATGTACACTTGTTGGATTTACATTTGGAGCAGGTAAACAGCGTCGTAGAAGCCTCCACATTGTTGTTATTGAAACGGTTGGCATCGATTATTTTCTTTTTCTCGATAAACGTGTGCCAGCGTTCTTCGTTGATTTCTTGGTGAGTCATAAACACCGCGTCGGGGGGAGTAATTTCTCCCGACCGAATCTTTTCCAAAAATGCCGGATATTTCATGTTGATATACATGGTTCTCAGCCGATCCACATAAATCTGGACAAAACAGGGATTTTCCCATTTTTTCACAATCTTTTTTTGGGTCGCCTCCCGAATGGCATAATTGTATATCGCCTTTTCCAGATTGATCGCCACCGAATCTTCCGGGACGGCCACTATTTCGCCCAACTTGGCGGTAACATTGGCCCGAAAATCCGTCGGCCGGGAAATTTTGTGAATAAACGACATGCCGTAAAATCCGCAGAGAGCAAAGGATAGTTAATATGTAGTATCACTTGGTGTTTATGTTTTTTATCACCTGAATAAAAACATAATCAATTTTACGGGGGTCTAACTCCAGTCAATAACGATCGCGGTAGCTTGAGAACCAGGAGACACGGTCTTGTAAACTTGGCTGTCTACATAGATTGTGGACAACCGGGTGACCAACTCATCCATGTAGTCCGCTTTGTAAGTGTAATTTTTGGACACAAAGGATGTTTTACCCAATCGGTTGGCGCAGGTGACACCCTGCGTGATGGAAGCATGTAGTGTCTCTAATATTTGTGTTTTACGCGCCTCCTCGATTTGTAGATAATTTTCCCGTAAATTTTCTTTACTTATGACGGAAGGGGATGGGTTCGGGGTCGGAGACGGGGTCGACATCACCAAGTCTATATACTATCTAGGGATAGATATTGTCGCCCGGGGGCGACGACGGGGGGTACCCGGCTCGATCACGGACCAGTCGTCAAACACAAAAATATCACCATGGTGTTGCGGTTTCAATTTCATATTGGGATGGTACACGCGCGAAAAAAACCCGAGAACCCCGGTAACCCAACCAAATGTACCGTTGGACAGGATGATGTGCCGGCACGTACTACCAAACTGTATTGTTTTTATTTCGTCAGCTTCCACCGGAATCATGTCGTATTTTCGACAAAGTTTTATACATACGGGGTGATCGAATTGATCCGTCGCCAAATAGATCTTGCCGTACCCGGAATTGAACCATCCGCGGGGGGTCAACGTCAACCGGTACAAGTGCGACAAAGCCAAATCCACAAAGGGGTAATCGGGAAAATAATCCCACGCGGCGCCTTTTATGCGCAGATGAATAAACACGTCGTTATTCTTATCGTATCGGGATTTAAAGGGATTTTTCTTGATAATCCGAATTTTGCGGAGGGAATCGCATAAATATTCACGTAAATATTTCGCAATAAAGGGGGTTTGATAGAAGAAATCCGTAAAAATGTTGTAGGGAACACTCGACCCTCCCTCTACCACGCGTTGGAATAATTCCTCGTTCAATTCAATGTAGTGGTCGTAATACATTTTGCCGTCTTTGAACAGTTCAATCCCCAAATCTTCCATGAAAATCGGGTGACAGAGAGACGCCCCGTCGTTGCTTAATACCCGACTGTAAGTAAATTTCAGATTATTTTTTTGCGCAACAATACTGGAACACAGGTTGCGAATAATTTGGTTCCCTAATCCGCCGCCGTTTCCTACGGTGCTGTTGATGCGGAGGCCCCGGGTGTCGAAAATGGGATAGACTTTCACGACCGTAGACATGGTAATGGTTTGTTACGTTTACTGTGTATTTGTATTTATGTTTTTTACACATACTGTTCTTCGGCCAGTTCATCACTGCAGTTCAAGTAGTTGTTGGAATGGTTTCTCTGCAGGGTTTTCGACCGTAGTTCCATTTCGAGTTCTTTTTTAGTACGCCGGGTGGGACGTTTGGCGGGTGCGACGGTTCCCACCTTTTTTGCCACGGGTTTTGCCGGTACTTTCTTCGCTTTATTCTTCTGGGTCGATCCCCCCGGTTCTTCATCATCCTCATCGTCGTCATCTTCGTCGTCCTCGTCGTCGTCCTCGTCGTCGTCCTCGTCGTTGTCGTCGTCATCGTCCTCTTCATCGTCGTCGTCGTCGTCGTCCTCGTCCTCGTCCTCGTCTTCATCCTCATCCTCGTCCTCGTCCTCGTCTTCGTCCTCGTCGTCCTCTTCTTCCTCGGCAGCTTCATCCACAATGAATCCGTCCTTCACGTATCCCTCTTTGGTACGCGGCAACGCCTTGTCTGCGGCGTCTTCTTCCGAAATTTCGTCCTCCTCCTCCTCGTCGTCGTCCTCGTCACCGAGTTCTTCAAACCCGCCAAACAAATGATCGTAGATTTTTAGCCACTCCCCCTTGGTCAAATCGACGATGTCACCCGCCTCTCCCCGACCCGTCAAGACGCACGCTCCAAAAAACAAAACGTTGTCCACCGGAGGCGGAAAATCGTACTTGTTCTCTTGACCGGCCCGTCCGCGCGTTTTTCCGTAAAGCGCCACGGTATAAGCCCGATGGTCGACGGTTTCGGACCACACGGTCACACATTCGAATCCCTCGGCGGTTTTGAAGCCGGCTTTTTTATATAAATCGTCCGTTGTCTCGTTTTTGGTGACAACTTCTTTGATGGCTCCCGACTTTTCTACCAATAAGATGGTCGGCATGGCGTTTTGCGCAATAATCACTCCGTCTAAAATAGTAAATAATGGTATTCACTTGGCTTTATGTGATTTACAATTATTTTTGAAATTTGGTTAGTCTGAATTCACATGCGCCCGCGACCATGCGAAAAAAAGGCGAAAACCTAATATCATCGGGGTCTATAGGATTCCTGAATGTGGGGAATAATACAGATTGCGGTGATATCGCTGATGTTAATTTTATCCGTCCATTATTTATTTCAATATACGAAAAACACACTGACCCCTAAAAAAACTAAAAATGTCATGGATTTTCAGTTACAAAAATACCGGCTGATGTTGGAAGATTTGACGGCGGCCAATAAAGCGCAAACATTCGAATTTTCGGGGGGTTTTGTTTCCCCCGAGGAGAACCGAACTTCGGACACAGATGATGTACCTTATTATGAACCTTCTACCTACGGAGATGACACCCAATCTGAAATGGGATCCACCGTGGATTTCTCACTGATGGAACGCGAACTCATGGAGATGATCTAGCGAAACCCGAACGTTCCTACACTTTCTACCCGACGAGATAAAAATTGACATAAAAATTGACATAAACAAATACGGCTATCAATAGTAGACATTGTATAACATGCTGGACATAACTGTATTTCCCATTTCCGAGACGGGCCGTCTATTACAAAGATTCCCCTATGTTGAACTTTCTTATGAAACCATCTCACATAAGAAAGTTTTACCTCCGTACGATTTAGCCGTTGCCATTCCTCACGGTAAAAAGTACTACGCCTGGTTCTCTTTTTACGGCACCAAAGACGTCATCTATTTTCTGGAATTGAATAAAGAGCGCAAAATTGTCAAGATTTTCATGAGAGAACATACGTTGGGGGCGAACATATCGTGCGACACCGTCGTTTACGGGGTGTTGTTGCCCGAATCATCGCGGTTCTTAATTGAAGACATTTTATTGTACCAAGGTATTCCCATGAAGAACGCCATGTTTGGAGAACGTTTACCGTGGTTACACCGGTTTTTACGAGAAACAGTTGACTGGGGGTTCTCTCTTCCCGCCATGTGGGAGTACTGCCCCCCCGGGTCCGAGACAGACGAACACAAATTGCCGGAAAAATACCGCGAACTTCCCTACCCTATTCACCATATCCAGTATCGCGCTTTCTCACAGAATTTACCTTGGCTCAATTACCCCTACAACGCATTTGCTACAGTTCGTAAAATGAATCAGCCTCCCGTCCTATCCACCGCCCCGCGTACCAACCCGTTGATCGCGGAGTACCGACCCACGATACGTATGGACCTGAATAAACAGCAATACAAATTCCGCACTGTTTTCCAGGTCACTGCGGACATACAGTACGACATTTATCATTTGTTTGCGTACGGTAAAGACAAAACGCCGGTGTATTACAATGTCGCGTATATACCCAACTACACCACCAGTGTCATGATGAACCGAATATTTAGACGTATCCGCGAAAATGAAAATTTGGATGCGATTGAGGAAAGCGACGACGAAGAAGACTTTCAAAATGTGGCGGAAGACAAGTATGTGGATCTCCACAAAACTGTGTTCATGGAGTGTCAATTTCATCCGAAATTCCGGCGCTGGGTGCCTTTACGTGTCATACGTCCGCCGTGTAAAGTCGTACACATTTCACAGCTGTGACATGCTACGGAAATTATATACTACACATATATAGTCATATTACGCGATGTCACTTTCACAGACTTATCCGGCCAATTACGCTTCGGTGTTGTATCCGGGTCCCAGCGGGTACCAGGAGAATATTCTCCCCAAGATTGCGGATACGGGGATGGGAGGCAATTCCGCGGATTATACTTCCAAGGCGGTAGGTGGTGCGCGCCGTACCATTCCGAATGGTCCCGCCACACGTAAATCGCGTCGTAAAATGGCCTCGCGAAAATGGCGGGGGTCGGGACGCGACAAGAAAAAATCAAAACGTGGCACGGGGAAACGCCGGTAGGGGGTGGGGTGGGTGGGGATCACACGACCGACGGTGTTACATATTATCCAACGAAATCATACATTTACCTTTGAAAATGGTGACGGGTTCGGGTTCTGGGTCTAGGGACGAGGTCGTACTGTCGTTGTCCGTCCGGGCCGGACCCGAGCTGCCTCCTTTACGCGGTTCAAACACCCGTAACCACGTGGAATCCGTGTTCCAGTCCAACATAAAACCCTGATATTTTGTCGAATCTATACTCCAAATGCGGTAATTACACTTGCGGTAGTAGGTTTTTCGTGCGCGCCACTGATTCTGAAAAAGGTCATGAGAGTCGACAATGTCTACCACGATGGGTCGCTCGTGTTTCATCCGTAGAATACGTCCCACCGATTGAACAATGTCGGTTTTCGGGGTCGCCAACACCAAAATACTGAGCGTCTTGATGTCGAGGGCCTCGGCCGCCATGGCGTAGGTCGCCAACACAATGTTTTGTTCTTCCGTGGCTTTCAGTTGATCGGGTTTCATCCCGCCCACATAAAATCCCACGGTGGCGAACCCGCGGTGACGGATGGCCTCGTACAAATAGGTCAACAGGGACCGGTTATGCGCCAAAATCATGATTTGTGCGTCGGGGTTTTCCTCGCGTAAATCATGGAGGACTTTTACCAGGAAATCTTTCCGCGGACCAAATTCGCACAGTTTGGTGATCATGGTGCTGTATTTGGGCTTGCCGCGGAAATCTGTGTCTGTTTCGTTGAATTCCGCGTCGGTGGATTTGAATTCAATGCCGCGGACAAAGACGGGGTCGTCGGGTTTTTTTTCTGTGGAATACACCATTGGTCCGATAAACATGTGGAGGAGCCGGGTGAGTTTGTCCTTGCGCTCCACCGTGGCCGAAATGCCAAGCATGTAGGGTGTGATGGTTTTCAGGAGGGTTTTGGAGAACTCTTCGCTGCCGATACGGTGAACCTCGTCGATGATGGTGAGACCGAACTGGGAATAGGTGGCCTGGGGGAACGGTTTGTTGTACATGGTCTGGATCATGGCAATCACAATGTCCTTGTCGTCCACGTCGTAGATTTGCGCCTGGATTCGGCCGATGCGGGCACTGGGGGCGTATTCTTGGATGCGCTCGATCCACTGGTTCATGAGGAATTCTTTGTGGACGAGGATCATGGTTTTCTTTTTAAGGAGGGAGATGATTTTAATCGCCATGACCGTTTTACCCCACCCACACGGAACCTGTAAGATACCACCTGAACATGCCTGAGGAGGAAGAAGGGGGCGTGCGGGGGAACCTTGGTTCCCCACAAAGTTCATGTATTTATCCACAATCATGGTCTGATAATCCCGCAATTCTTTCACAAAGGGCACGTCAATGTCGAGACCCGGTTCGATTTCCGACGTGTCGGGCGAGCCGTAGCGCTCGATCCCGTAAAACCGGGGCAAATAGATTTTGTTGTCGTTTTCGCGGTAAACGGGGAAGGCGCCTTCGTCTTTGGGCGCACCGTACGTGACCCCGTGTATTTCGGGTTTCAACAACAAATCCTTTTTAAGAAATTCGAGGTCGGGAGAGGTCAGGACCGATTTGGGTACCGTGTAACCCTTTTTTCCCAGATAGGCCTGGAGACGCACGGATTCCAGGTATTCCGGAGTTGGCGCAAATTTGGGCTCGGGTAGTGGTTTAGCCGTCTTTTTAACGGGACCGCGTTTCATAGTTTGATATGGTTGGTATTATGATAACACAATATGAAATAATATCAATTTTGTAACTGTGTAAAAAACCTCGTCGTAACAAAAAAACCTCGTTATATGGTAGAAGTATATGTCAAAATCCCCTCCAGTTATAGATAATAATACAAAACCAAAACAACCGTCTTTCGTGTCGGCGGTCAGTAGGATTAGTGGCGCCGGTATGAAAACAAAGAAAAGATTCAGCATATTACAAAACATTGAAAATTTATTAGTCAGTATGATCAGTTCCCCACATCAGGTAAAACCGCTAAGTGATATTGTAGAAAATGACTACAAAAATATTTCACAACACGGCAATGGAACTGGTTCGTCAAAAATCAAAACACAATCTTTAGATAATACGTTGTATATAAAATGTCTTCTACACGAATTGCGGACACCCATCACCAATATTTCAATAGGATTACACCTCCTCAAAGAACAAATCGAGAACAAGGATACACAAACTATTGTCATAGATACGATCGATAGCCTGGAATTTCTAAAAAATGTTATCACTAAGTTTGCGATGGTTCAAAACGGCAACCTTGTATTGAACCCGTTTGAACCGTTTTCATTTCAAACGATGATGAATGAAATAAACACATTACTTACATATAAATTAGCCGAGTACAATGTCGTGTTTCGTTATCACATTGACCCTAACGTTCCCGTGTGGTTTTTCGGCGATGCGCATAATATACAACATGTCATCATAAATTTATTGAAAAATGCCATTAAATATCGTGACATAAACCGCATCAATACTGTTGTGGTCAATATTACGGCGGAACCACTTATTTCAGGGGAACAAATCGTCCGCATTTCCATCAAAGACGGGAATGATCATTTGTTACCTCACATCAAGGAAAAACTATTTCAAGCTTTCAATACTACCACCGGGTCCGGATTGGGTCTGTATATTTGTAAAACCATTACGGAATTACACGATGGAGAAATCAGTCATCACTTTATTGACCAGGTAGGAAACGAATTTATTGTTTTATTGCCATTGAAAATTGTAGCTATACCGAATAACCACAGTAATAGATTATATAATGTTTTACATGTGGATGACAGTGCGTTGAACCGCAAACTTATGTGTAAATTTCTGCTAACCTTACCGTTATTTGAGGTTATTTATTTGGCGGAAAACGGAACAGAAGCTATGAAGCAGATGGAAAAAAACGCAAATAATATACACATTGTCTTGGTAGATAAAAATATGCCAGTAATGAATGGTTATAATACCGTGAAAGCCATGCGCAACGCGTCTTATACCGGGTTGATATTTGGTCTAACCGGTGATAATTCGCAGGATGATATCGACGGATTTATCATGTGCGGAGCAGACTACGTGTTTGTTAAACCATTTGATGGCATTCAACTCGTCTTGATTCGTAAATTCATCGAAAAGTATGGTCCGGAGCGACCAACCGATAAAAAGATTAAAAAGATTAATAACGTGTTGGAATGGGTATAGAGGGAATCGAATGTAGATGTATATTGCGAAGAATGAAGATTGCCTTGTTGTCCCTGTTGCCTTTGGTGCACGCATTTGGTCTTTTCCCTTGGTGGACAAAATACATTCATAAAGTAAACCCCGCCGCGCCCGCGCCTGTAATCGACGCACCTGTGATCAATTCTCCCAAATTGTGTGTGAATTGTAAATTTTTCTTGCCCGCTAGAGACCCACGTTTCAGTAAATGTGCGAAATTTCCGAAAAAAGGGGACAACACGGATTATTATGTTACTGGTGAAATCTACCCGGAAAATGTCGAATATTATTTTTGTTCTACGGCAAGATCCACACACAAATTCTGCGATAAAGAAGCCAAAATGTACGAAGAAAAATCCCATTTTACATAAAACCACATAAATGTTCCTTCTTATCTATAGTATAATAATGAGACTGCCTGTCATTGTTGCGTCCCGGTTAACACGATCTTCGGTACGAGGATTCATGATCCCATGGTGGACGAGAAACCTCAAGTTAGGTAATCCTGCGACTACCATGTCTACATCAGTCGGGGGCGATTTACCCAAACTGTGTATCAATTGTAAACATTATTTGCCGTGCGATGTTCACCCATCGTACGGAAAGTGCGCGAAATTTATCCTGAATTATAATATTAACTATTATGTCACGGGCGAGGGGAACAAGACCGATCATTATCACTGTTCCGTGGCGAGATCCTCGCCATATATGTGTGATTATAATGGAATAGAATTTGAAGAAAAGAACATATAGAATTATTTTGTAGGTATACTACAAAAACGGATGCCTAGAAAGTCTGTATATTCACAATCTTCTCAGCCGGCGTTGGTCCATGGTCCTCCGCCGCCTTCATCACGACCCACCAAACAATACGACATTCGTCCCCCGCAGCCTGAACACCCCGTACCCAGTTTTCTCGGGTCCGTCATCCAGGGCATGGGTCTGGGGGCGGGGTCGTCGTTGGGACACCGCATGACCGACGTCATTTTAGGTCCTCCTTCCCGTCCGGTTGACCGTTCTTTGCCCGTCACCATTTCGACTTCATCTACTGGTAACCCGGGAGACCCCAACTGCGACGATATTTTGGAAAGGTACCGTCAATGTATGTCTCAAGATTCATTCGCATGTGATAGTATCTATGACGAATACTTCCACTGTATACAACCATTTATGTCCTCCGTCAAAACCAAGTAGTGATATTCGATATTCCCTGTATTTGTAAAGCGTTCACACCTTGTCAATGTGTAATAAATTACACAGGTCTGATATAATATTAGAATTATCTCCTACATGAACATTTTTATCCGACAATTCATAGTGTAAATATCCATCGGTGTCAATATATTTGTCGTAGGGATAAAAATACATATAACCACATTCTCCGCATTTTTGTCGTATCAATTCGTTTATTTTATTGGTAAAACGTCTCCTTTCTTCGTTGGTACCTACAAACGGATAAACACCTTTATGTAGTATTTCGAAATTTTCGACCTTTGTGGGGGGTATGATTCCCACCACAATTATATGTTTATACACAGCAACACTGTTTTTAATCGCATTAAAATAATTCGTAACTAATGCTTCAATTATCTCATCTTCGTTTCTCCCCAAGTCAATTTGGCGTTTGATGTGACATCTACAATCTACCTCACCATAACAAATAACAATGATACTTTGATTGGTGTGTATGTTATTGTCGAATTTTATTATTTTGTTGTCTCTTCCTACCCGAAACATGGTAATAGATGGTTCATAAAAATTATGACAGGACATATTTTTAAATCCGAAATGCGCATGACTATCACCATAAATAAATATATTATTCATGTTTACTAATATATTTATCGTATTTTTATGTCTATTATTGTTGTTCACTCAAATCTATTGTAAAAAGAATATTATCCGCGACATGATCTATGGGCCGTTCGTGTCTCAAATCATACACTTTTACATATTTTTTCAAATTGTCGGGTACTTCATTTTTCAATATTTGAATCCAATCCCATTCTTGTACATCTTCAATTACTAGAATTCCATCCTTTTTCATAATTTGAGAATATAATTTTATAAATTTGATCATACTCTCTAAGGTATGGGGGCCATCGTCTAATACTATGTCAAATTGGATATTCTTATCAATAAAGGCTGCGTTGAAATATTCGTCGTCGTATGCGTCAATGGACGTATGTAATATAATTCTTTCGTTATTTCGGATTTCACTCCATACATCACCAATAAATTTTGTGTCCAATGCGTATATCTTGGCATTTGTAAAATAATCGTACCACAATTTGATACTGCCGCCACCCTCACCCGAATAATTGCCGCCTATGCCAACTTCTAATACATTTGTGGCGGTTTCTTTTTTATTACTGAAAAGTTTTTCGTATGTTTCCAAGTAGGAATGTCTGGTATTTTTATCCGTACGATCATTATTAATGAGTTGTGATAACATTGTAGGTATGTGTATATACAGACATATACATACATTATAATATTGAATAGAACGCAGGTGTGGTATTCTTGTACCTGTTTTACCGCGGCCATGGCTAATACAGAGCTCGTCGCTAAAATATCTAGTAATAACCGCAAATACGTTAGGTGCGTACAAAATTGTATGAACTACGTCCAATCTAAATAATATTCCAATAATATAACTCATGGCCAATAGTTTACTCCTACAATCTTCGGTGTTTCACGGAATAATATTGTTGGGGCTCATCGCCGTAACGTATCCACACTTACCCATGTGGATAATCATTGGGGTCATTCTTGTCATCATCACTTCGTGTTGGAACCACGGCACTACAAATAAAATCGCAAAATGGTGCGACCGCGGTATAACCACGGCCTTGGTGGTGGTTTTATTCTATGTGTTATTGACGGGGACCGTTGCTTACGGTGAATACATTGGATTGGGACTCGTTTTAGCCGGCGTACTGTGGTTATCCTCGTACCAGTATGTAGGTACACCGCGCAATCGTTTACACTGGACGGCGCATACGGTGGCCACCGTTGCGGTCGCGGCATTTTTGTTATCCATCCTGAATCAACCGTACCGAGATAATTAGACGGTATATCGCACGGAAAATTGATTATTTTTCCGTAAATTGTGATAAACGTAACCATACAAGGATGAAGCAACCGACTCAAGAGAACCCGAACCCGAAGCCGGTGTATGTGTTTTCATATACCGCCGCGAATCGATACACTTCGACGCGCGATGTCCCCACGTGGACCCTGGTAAGTCCCCCTGCTCCTAGTCCCGTGAATCCCCCCGTCAATACCTCTACCGAAGATGACGACGGCATCCCCTGGGCGTCGATCCGACGATAAAAATTGATTGTTTTCGGGGTATTTTCTCGAGATCCACCAATCACACACATGATGAATAACACTGAAACGAAGGAGGGGCGTGCGGGGAACCTTGGTTCCCGCATGATGGACGAATACACGTTGAAAGCACTCCGGACACTGGCAAACCAACCCGGGAAACCAGGTAAGGCCCTCGGCATCCAGGGCATTTGTGACATGGTCGAGGAATATCTCGGGGTGAACCGCGACATATTCCGACGAGAACTCGTAAAGAGCCGCGCCATTTTGGACGGCGCGCTTCTCATGTGGCAAAAAAAACAAAACAAGGTTGCGGAGCAGTACTTGAATGACGAGGTGACCTACGAAGAACTGACCGACATGGACCTCTACTACATTGATTTGTATTACTTGTACCCCACACCCACAAAAACGTTTGATCAGCATGTCAATACCATGCACTTTACCGAAGGAATGTTGACCGAGGCGGAGATGGCCGCGCAGTACGCGGCCGACGAAGCGGCTCATCAGGCCGCCATGGAAGAAGAATGGGCGTTTCAAATCGAACTCGACCAGGCCGTAGATACTTACTATGATCGATGGGACTAAGATTGTGTGTAAAATGTAAAATCCCTTTTTTACCGATCGCGTCATAACACAAATTACCCGTACAAGTCGCGCATTTCGCTATAAGTCATGGGCCGACCCATTTTTTCTTTGAATTCCGCATTACCTTCGGCTATAATATTCAAAAATGTGGGACTAGATACAGATGTGATGGTCCCATTCACCATTCCGCTTGTAATTTTCTCGGCCTTCTGTGTGCCCTCCTTTTCCAATTTTTCTTTCAACCATTTAGGGGCGGCGTCATTCGCGGCCGTTGTTTTTGCTCCCGTATTCGCACAGACCAACTGCTTCAATTCTTTTTCCCCGGTAGACATTATGAATATGCGACAATAATCCATTATGGTGTGTTATTAATCAATTTTTGTGAGGGAGGGTGGGGGACCGATTATTTCTGTAAATTATGTATACATGTCGAGCTCGGTGGGCAAAAATCCAAAACCGTCGGCATCCAGGCAACGCACATACAGATCGAGTAAATTGCGCCCCAAGAACATAACGTCTGCGTGGGCCAACCTGAAAACCCCTATAAAATCATCAAAGAGTGTAACCGCGGCTACTACCCGAAAATCAAAGAGCGTGTCCGCATCTACTACCCGAAAATCAAAGAGTCCTTCACCCCCCATGACACGTGAGGCAAAAGAGAGACGTATTTCGGTCCATTTAGCAAAGCAACTTGTCAAGAAGGATCTCGCGGATCCCGAAAAAAGAGAGAAAGCACTCGCTATGCGCATGAAAACCGAAAATAGACTGAAAGAGTTTCTTGCGGCCCAATCACGTCTTGAACCGCGTCTCAATGATCCTAAAAGAATACCGGGATTACTCAACGCAATATGCCCGAATTCGGGAGAATGCGTCGCGTTTGGTTTACAAGTTGGACCCATGCGGGCATATTTCAATAATTACAATTTGTCTCTGGTAGATAAAAACGCGGTAAAACGAATCGGCGGCAATTCTAATAATGGCTTTGTATTGGAGGTTCCCTTTGTCAAGGACAATTATACAGCATACACTGTCCTTAAAAGTACCCAAGATGCGGACAGTGACAATTTGTTCTACGAAGCCCTGGTCGGACTCTATATCAATAAGAAGAACTATATATTCCCCTGCTTTCTCGAAACCTACGGATTGTACCAATGGCCCAATAAAGCTCAGCGAGAAGCCGCGTTCGATGGAGAAGTAGAACAACTGGACCAATTAGAACGAAAAAATATGTCCTACAACAACTTCTTTGATAAACCCGAATTTATCAGCGATACTTGCTTGAAAGCACAATTGGGTTGTATTTTGATTCAACATATTCACGGCGCTCGCACTTTATTAAATCATATTAGAAGTTTAAAGAATAATATGCGATTTTTCACCTATCATCTCGTCCAATACTTGTATCAGATCTATGCTCCATTGGGTGTACTTTCGGACGAATACACCCATTATGACCTCAAGACTGACAATGTATTATTATATACGTTAGGAAAAGACAGAGACGCGGATTATCATAAGACTGCAATGCGGGCCGAGGGGGTACCTCATAATGGTGAATATATCACGATGAATTATCATTATCCCAACGGCAAGGTGGTTTCGTTCAATACGTTTGATATTGTGAAAATTATTGACTACGGACGATGCTATTTCAAGGAAAGCGAAAAACACAATTCGCATAACTATCTCAAAGTTCTCCGTGAAAGTATTATAAAAGTCGCCAAGAGCGACAAAGATCTAAAAGCAAATAATCCCAGGCACCACGGGAAATGTACCAACTATAGTTACCAGATTTTAGAAGATGAAGATCCAGAAGGAAGCTTTCACTATATTTGTAGCAACAAACGGAACAAAACTCACGATTTGCGTCTGGCAAGAGAAATTTGGACCACACCTGAAAAATACAAAAGCGAAAACCAGGATGAAAACGGTCTACGGAGAATTTTAGCCGCGATCTTTTACGAAGACACCTACCAAGTCGAGAGAGGAAAAACAGATAACGGATACGGCAGCGAAGAAGTGCCCGGACCAAGTTATACTGATTTGGAAACACTGAGAAAATCGAATCCAAAGGCAACGATGAAATTGGAACCCGAGATGTCGATTCGAAATGTCGAGGATATGCATCTAGCTTTGAAAGACCTCATATTACATACGCCTCACTTCAAAAAGATGAGCGAACTGTTTGAATCTCACAAAAAGATTGGGGAAATGGACATATGGTTGGACGGGTCGAAGTCGTTAGTATATACGGCAGCGACAAAAACCGCGTGATAATTCCATGGTGTACAACTAGATATTACTATAATTAGTTGTATTTGAGAGACAACGGATAAAAAATTGATTCTTTTTGATCACGATACTCAACATGGCATCAAGCAAATATGTCCGCATATTCTACAATTGCCCCCTGGAACGAGCTGCCCCGCGAGGTGAACCTGGTCATCCGGGATTTTCCCGAAGGCGTCGGTCGAGAGGCCCTGAAGGAGACGCTGTTGTCGGCCTACGGCGACGGCAGTCCGAGCGAGTTCAAAGCGGTGACGATTGCGTTTGCGCAAACGTTTAGCACCGTGACTCACCAGGCGGAGGATGTCATGTTCGCGTACGTCAAGGCCACTTTTCGCGACGACATCGACGACGAGACACTACACTACCATCTCTACTCCTACGCTTATGGGTGGGCGTTGCCCATTCGTATGGAGTATCAGGGGGTGACCCATCATCTCTTCGCTACGCTCAGTGAAGGCCATCCGTCCGTGCCGTTCCTGAAAGAGGTCTTGTGGGAGCACCAGATGGCACGTGAGTCCGCCACAGCGCGGCTCGAGTCGGTAGAGAAGGAGTTGCGGAAGAAGGAGGAGTTGCTCTTCAAGCGGCAGGACCAGTTGTTGGAGTTGCTTGAGTTCTTCGAGTGGACGCGGAATAGTAGCCGAGTAGCCCCTTAAGTCTTAGTTCGCGCGTAGTTATAGGTTGTGTGTAATAAACCTTTTTTCACACCATTTGAAACGACATAAAAATAACGTCACAACAACACTTAGTCAGACAATGCAACCGTCTATTATTGATTATAATGCCACCGAAATGATGGCGAAATTCAATAAACTAAAGGAAGAATATGATAACAAGGCTATAGAACCGTATGAATATGGCGAAGAATATTTGAAAGAACAGGATTTTAGAAAGACAATAGAAAACTTTAACGCGATGATTACTGCGAAATTAGGTGAACTGAAAACGATTAAGGAAAAAGTGACCAAATTGACCAAATATAAGAACAAATTGGAGGAGATTTTTAAAAATATTCGGAAGACGGAAAAGAGCTATATCGACCTCTACAAAGTAAAAGTGCTGTGCATTGACGATTTAAGATTAGAAAAGCCTATGTGCTCTATTTCTGAGTTAATGTCGAGCGATTTGGGGATAGACCAGGAAACCGCGATACTTGACCCGACCTTACTGAGAGAACGATTTTTTTCTATAAAGTCTGAATATCTCAACAGCCTATGTGATGTTTACGAAAAAATCGATGCTAAAATCGAAAACGAAACGTGTAAAATGAAAAAAATCACCGATTTTCTGGATCTTTATAAAAAAACAATTGATACCTGCGATACCCATAAAAAGACGCTTAGTAAATATTGCTGCACTATATGTTACGAGAACGAGGTAAAGATGTGCCTCCAACCTTGTGGACATACCTTTTGCGTTAGTTGTACCGAAAAATTAACCACCCGTTGTTTTGCCTGTAATGGAGCGGTCACGGCCAAAATCAAAATGTATTTATTAGGAAAAGATGACGATGACGCATCAAACACATTAGCAGACATTGTCCCGGCAAACACTACCCCCTTAGCCCGGCGCACCTTTTTTCGCCTGTAATGGAGCGGACGATGGTGGAACCTCGCATCAACGAAATAGTATACAGGCTTCTTGGTACAACGGTATGAAACAGAAAATTGACATAAATATTACATGATGGTAGTAATAGTAATAGTAATAGTAAATGGTGTTCGAGAAGTTGCCGGTGGAATTGTATAACATTATCCTCGAATATGCTGGCGAGGTTAAATGCCGCAACGGAAAATATATGAACCAAATTCCCAAAGACGACGAACGATATCGGTTACGCATTCCGTTTATGTTTAGTACTAAAGACAGTCTTAATAGCTACGTCAAAGTAATTGGGTTCTCTAACAAGTGTAGTATACAAGTTCGTTACTATGACCCCCTTCAATCGCATCTATATACGTATTATTATGGTAATAGATTTCCCGCCGAGAAATCAGATGAGTATATTTGGGAATAACAATTTTATATTTTTGTAGCAATATAAAAAATATCGTGTAATGAAACATATCGATGGAGGGAGAACTTATTGTACTTATGGGTATCGTATTTGTTATAATCACTATTTTTTGTTTGATACACGTTGACCGATACGAGAACGAAGAAGGCGCAGAATGGTGGGCAAAACTGAACGGAGAAAATTGATCTTGTTATAGTATTACACAAACACTAATACTATAACACTGTAATTATGATGTTGTTTCCGCGAAGAATTCTTCTCGCGGTCAAGGGTTTGCGTATTCCGACCCGATCCGGTTGCCATAAAAAATATGTCCAAACCGAGCAAGACAAGAAAAAAGATAGAAAAATGATGACAGCGTTATTCGTGGGAGGCTCCTTGGGCGGTCTGGGTTTTGCGCACAGAGAGATTTTGAATAGACATAATTACAAACATAATTTTGTCGAGCGAGTGCTTATGATTACTGCTTCGGGTATGGTAGGATTTGGGGTAGGATGGTTCGCAATACTATTGTCGCCCATTATCTTACCCATTGGACTGGTCGTGGCCGCACTTGATTACTTTTATCCTCCTCCCTCTGAAACAGACATGTAATGTATGTGTGTAGATCTTACAAATTATATTGTTGTTTGAATTCGGCCAATGTCATGATGGGAACGTTTTTTTCTTTGGCTTCCTTCAATTTACCCGACGTATGGTTCTCATCCACCGTTTTAACCAAGAGCGCCAAGAGCCCGTTCTTGATGTTCGGAGACACCTTGGCGCCACGGGTTTTGAGAACCGCCTCCAAATCTTTGTCGCGGAACCCGGTCATCGCAATCGATTTTCCGTAGAGGGGGTTGTTAGTATCGGGAGCTGTCGGCTTCGCATCCGTCGGCGCAGCCGGACCCGTAAACATGGACATGACCGATCCTATCACCGTATTCGTCGCAGGAACCGTAGGACTCGTACTCGCACTCGCACTCGCAATTTTTTGTCGAATCTTGTCTTCCAACCTACACTCTTTGATAAAGGTCATGAACTGGGGAATGTGTTCCACAAAACGTTCCGCCGTCTTCTGACCGATGCCCGGAATAGCCACCAATTTCGCCACATTGCGTTCGTCTTCGCGGAGAACCTCCGGGTATTTGGTCATGATCAATTCAACGACTTCGGGACCAAACCCGCGTCCAAATTGCTGTGATGCCGTCATCAGCGTCGTCAGAGACGCCGCATCAATCTTCGCGTGGATACCGTCAAACAGCTTCTTGGCCGTTTTTTGTTGGAACCCCTCCACCTTCAACAAATCCGCCTCGGACATCCGCAAAATCTTCGGCACCGAAGTGTAGCCCGCCTTGATAATCTTCTTCACATTACCGGGTCCGAGCCCGTCCACCTCGATACCCTTGAAAAACGCCGCAATCTGTTTCTCGAGAACCGTCACGTTTTGAGACACATCCTCCAAAATAATATCGACGTGGGTGTCGTTCCAGCGGTAGGCCTCCGCGGGCATCTTGGGCGCCGCCGCGGGCGTCGTGACCGATTGAATGTAGGGAATCACGTCCCCCGACCGGATGATTTGAATCACCGCCCCCACGCCAATCTTGTTCTTCTCAATGAACTCGGCATTGAACCCCGTAGCGTACTGGATGGTGACGCCCCCCACCCGCACCGGCATGACTTGGACACGGGGTTTCAGGTACCCGTCTTTGGACGCGGTCCAGATCACATCCACGACGTGGGTCTCCGCCACCTGGTCCGACAACACCATCTTGAATGCGAAACTGTGGTCGGGGTTGCCCGAGGTCCGCGGATAAACGCGGTCGTCCGACACGATGATGCCGTCGATTTCGTATACACTCGATTTGCGCCACTCCTGGAGCGTCTCCGACAGGGTCTCGTTGGTAATGGCCGCCTCCGTCTTGTTCTGAACCACCACGAGGTTGGCCGTGAACAGTCCACTAAACGACGCCAATTTGGCCATTTGTTGCGAGGGGGTCAGGTTCTCCGGTTTGATGACCTCGTAGGCCACAAAATCCACATCGCGAATCTTGTCGTCCACCGTCTTGGCGTTGGCAATGCCCGCCACCAAATTACGGGGGTTGGCGAACTTTTCCCGGTATTTGGTGTCAAACACCGTCCGCGGGATAATGAATTCCCCACGAATGACCAGCCCACGCTCTTTGGGCAATTTCAGGTAGGGGATCAGGTAGGAAACGTCTTGGCCCACCTTGCCGTCACCGCGGGTATACAATTTGGGCTCGGCGCCCTCGGTCGTGTACAAGCCCGACACCCCGTCCAATTTACACGAAATCACGTAGGGACCCGGGTATTTCTGTTTCCACTTGTCCAGCGTCCCCGAATCGGGCTTGATCTTGTCCATCGACCACATCTCGTAGGGGAGTTTGGCCTTGTTTTTCTCCACCGCCGCCCCCACTTCTTGGAGAACCGCGTTCTTTGGGAACTTTTTCTCAATGTATTCGTGTAAAATATCGTATTCGCCGTCGGTCATCACCGGTTCTCCTACGCAGTGGAACGCATTGTTGGCCGCGTCCAACATCGCCGCCAACTGGGCTTCGGACAGCGATTCCAGGACTTTGATGCCCTCTTGGTTAAATTCGCGGATATGCTCCGTTGCCGTCTTGCTGACGACCCGACACACTTGTTGGTGGGTTTCGTCGGCGAGGGGGGACGATTTCTTGGTCACTCTTATTTTTTTAGGGGGGAGAACCTGGGCCGGTTTTTCCGCGGATTTTACCTCGTTTTCAGGGGTTTTGGGTGGCGAATTAGGGACAGGTTCTCCTACTTTATTTTCTATAACCTGTTTTTTTTTCGTGACCCGTTTTTTCTTGGGCGGTTCGGCCATCTTCTCGGGGACATTCTCGGCAACATTTTCGGGGGGTGCCGCCGACCGGAGAACCACGGATTTGCCGTCCACCCGTTCCGGCGGTTCCTTGTATTCGAGCCCCAAATAATCAAAAATATCCTTTTCGGTGGTAAACGTGCCGGTCACCGGTTCTCCCTTTTTGCGGCCTTCCATTTTGGAGAACCCGTGTTCGTTCATCGTGAGTCCCAGGGCCAGGGCCCGCTCGCGCATGACCGTATTGAACCCCTTGCTGCCCGTAAAATACAGCACCGCAAACGGGTACTCTTGGGGAGACGTATAGAGGAAATCTACCCGGCGCGCATGCTGCGCCCACGGTAATTTGCCGATCACCAGGCATTTGGAGGGTCCGCGGGACAACACCTCCACAATGATGTTTTCCTTGAGGAGAGCGTCCACGAATGCCACAAAATCTTGGGGGTTCTCCGACGTCAAAATCACATCAATGTCACCGGAATCGGGCATCTGGCGGCGGTAACTGCCCACGATCTGGAGGCGGAGGTTGCGGAGGGGGGCGGCGGAGGTCAAAAATGCCCGTTCGTAGTCTTCAATCTCGCTGCGCGGAATGCGTTCCAGGATGTCGCGGTAATACTTCAACCCGACCCGTTGTTTGTCGTTGAGAACCTGGGCTTGCTGGGCCTCCAATTGCGCCAACGTTGTGATGCCTTTGTCGACCAGATCCGCCGCCTTTTTTTCCCCGACCCCGTATATGTCGGAAAAGACGTCCATGGCGCGTTTTTTACGGAGAGCCTCCTTTTCCTCGTCCAAGATCTTGAGAGAACCCGTGGCGGCAAATTCGGCGAATTTTTCCAGGATGGTTTTTCCGATGCCGGGTTTGCCCACCAACTGTTGGGGGTCCGTGATGGGTCCGGGGAAGGTTTCGACAGTTTCGCGCGCATTATCGTAAGCTTTTGCGCGCATAAACTCTTTGCGCGTGCGCATGATATACGCTAAATCCTTCAATAATTGAACCATCGCGGGTTTCATATTTTTAGGAGAAGTGGACCGTGCCGACATCGGAGGAACAGCAGAAGAGGGGATGGATATAATTGGCGAAGATGTTTTTATGTCTGTTTTAGAAACACCCTCTTTGTTTGCGTCCACGGGCGGCGCCGGGCGCAATTTACGCGTGTATTTGCGCTTCGGTTTGGGTACGGCGGGGGGCATCACCGCAATAGGATCTGCGGATGCGGCAGCCTGGTCTGGGTTAGAGGGGGGCGCCGCGATGGGCGGGTTTTTACGGGTATATTTACGTTTAGGTTGAGTAATTACCACCGCAGATGGATCTATAGCAGGTTCCACCACACGTATTTTACGCGTATATTTGCGTTTAGGTTTTACGATTTCCGACCCTGGCAAGGGGGCGGGTACCGGTAACTCCGGTTTTTTCTCGGTGTTGTTTCTCACGTATTTCCGTTTAATTTTTATTACCACAGGTTCTCCCCGAGGCGGAGGAGGCGGTTCCATCAAATTAAATAGGCCAATGTGGTCAAGTATATAGTTTACCCCGATAAAAAAACTCGTATTATCATTCTCACCCATAGTAATCTTACACAAAACAGAAATGATAATGATCGCCTTGTACCCAAAATTCGTCCTTGTTCATCTGAATTTGATATGTATCCAAATCCTGATATGAATGCGAAGATGGATGTGTTCGTTTCGCTGCAGCATCATGGTTAACATGGTCACATTTACAGACTATATGGGTAAGAACCGCCGGTTTCCACGGCCGGTGGCGATAATTACCACAGCGCCGGCAATTTTCGCCAGACATGACCCGATCGCGCGGGTTGCCCGACCAAAATTCCCACACCTCACGTTCTTCCAAATACCGGAGACTATCCTCCGAACACGCCGTTTCCATGCGCAGCCAAGATTTTTTACGGGAATAAATGGCACACGAAATATCTCTCAACACTCCCGCCATGCGGAGCCGGTGCTGTTCACGTAAACGCGCATAACGGAGCCAGTAAACGACGGTTGACATTTTTTGGGTAACACGTGACCACATAGGCCCAAAAACAATACACCAACACGTATGTAGGGAAAATACCCAATAAGACTTGGCCGGAGTATCCTCAGAAGACGCCTCCGTCATCACCGCAGAATACGCATGATGTCCCGGAATCCGCGACATGGTTAGGGTTCGGCCCATTAACGATAAAATGTGGGGAAAACGAAACATACATTTTATTTTACGTAAACAGCTCGAAATAAGATAACACAATATCATGTTGTATTCGTGGTTATTTTATCATCATACCGGAACGAATAATTATTCTTCAATTTTTGGGTGAACGCCGGTCAGAATAATCTACTATAATTGTATATATTCACATAGTTTTTTATAAAGCGTAACATGGCAAAATTTATGGACAATTTCAAGAATATTACAGCTTTAGAAATAGTCGCCTTTGTGGTGTTCGTCTTCTACTTGATTTTTCAGGTTCAAACCCCCACCTATTTGATACCGTACATTAGTTCTCCGTTGGGCATTGCCGTCGTACTCTTGGTCACACTGTGCGTTTTTTTCTATACCAACCCGGTTTTAGGTATTTTGGCGCTTTTTGTGGCATATGAGTTGGTACGGCGCAGCACCATTGTCACTGGTAAAGTGGTGACGGTGAAATACACTCCCACTCAAATCAAAAAAGACAAGGAGATGGCGGCGATGAATCCTCCCCGTGACGTCACCTTGGAAGAGGACGTTGTGGCCAAAATGGCTCCACTGGGTGTGAGCGAGCCCACGAGTTACATGATGACTACGTTCAAACCGGCCGCGGAGAATATCCACAATGCGTCCATGTTGTGAATAGACCCCCCACCCGTCCATCACGATCCACACTATTGTATTTATCAAAAAAAATACAAAAAAATATAGTTATTCATAGTAATAAAGATGCCCATCAAAATATCCTCTGTGGATCTATTGACGAGACAAAACATGGACGACATCGTGAATTATTACAATAATTACATAACAAAGGAGGATCCGCCGATTGAATACTTTGAGTACATACCAAACTCGTGGGAAAAACATGTCATTCGCGGTTTTCGCATCCAATCGGCGAACCCCAATTTCATGTACCGCGAAGGGGCGTACCGGTACATGCGCTGGCAACACCGGACCCTGACCGCAATTTACAACTATTTACCCTTTTCTTCCGCGGAAGAAACTCGGCTATTTCGTACCATGGGATTTGTGTTGGGAAAAGAACACGTATCTTTTTACGAAACCTACAATCAGGCCGTGAAACACAGCCCGAGTTTTCATCGCACCGTTTTCAGTGATTTATTCCAGGGTTCTCCGCGACGTATACCGCCCGAGCTTTCTCCCGGTACGTCCCAAACCTCCGGTATTTTTAATCACGAAAAAAAGATATGCGTAACCGACACTTCGGAACTGTCGCTTTCGGCCAACGCGGGATGGAAGTTTCCTCGAATCCGAATTTAGAGCGTGTAACGCCGAAATAACCGAGATATACATTATTTTGTTGAGATAAAATAATGAATAATACTGATTTGGCCATCAATATAACGATAATCACACTGATGTTGGTGGCATTCTTTTGCGTGTGTTTATTTCGTAGATGTAGAGAAACGCTCGAAAACGGATAATGGCCGCATCTCCTAACCCGGAAAGGACAACCCCCCAGGGGAGGGGGGGGGGGGGGAGGGGGGTGGGGAGGTGGTTATAACAACACAATCAAATGATGTCCAAATGACCCGATAAAATGCATCAATGCATGATAGGCGTTTGCGAGTTTTAGATCCTCGGAAAAACAAAATTTATTACAGAAAAACCCGTACACATATAAAAATACAGTCGCCAAGAATGTGAAAACAATCATCGTTGCGATAGTCGCATTACCTCCCTCCCGAATGAAACCATCCCCACATTTTCTCGAAAAAACGTAACCCCCGTAGAGGACAATACCCCCTATGACGCATTTATCCAAGAGATTCGTGTATAAATTCGGGGCGTTGACATGAACTATGATGGACGTAATAAACAACGCCCCGAATAGCACAGAGTAGACATAGTATTCGTAAATATAGGCCACAACCACATTGGTAAGAAAGATAAAACTGGAATAGACCGTATCCTGTCGAGACATATACTAAATTATTATCATAAAAAAACCCTAAAAATCGCACGACAAATCGAAAATACTGTCGTCCTTCTTGCAGTTCGTCAATGCATATTCCGAATTGGTACGCTCGAAGAAATTGACCTTGGTCTCCAAGCTAATCAACTCCATAAAATCAAAGGGATTCTGGGACCCGTAGATTTTGTCGTAGCCCAACTGGAGGCACAGACGGTCCGCCACAAATTCAATGTACTGAGTCATGAGGGCCGCGTTCATACCAATCAAGCGGCAAGGAAGGGCCTCCGTGATAAATTCCTTCTCGATTTCGGTCGCTTCCTTGACAATCTCGTAAATGCGCTTCTTATTGAGCTTCTTCTTCAGTTTGCTGTAAAGCAAAATGGCAAACTCCGTGTGGAGAGCCTCGTCACGCGAAATGAACTCGTTGGACAGCGTCAATCCGGGCATCAATCCCCGCTTCTTGATCCAATAGATGGAGGCAAACGAGCTGCTGAAAAAGATCCCCTCCACACAGGCAAACGCGACCAGGCGCGCCGCAAAAGAAGAGCGATTGTCCTCAATCCAGCGTTTTGCCCAGGTCGCCTTCTTCGCAATGCACGGGTAGTTGTCGATGGCGCGGAACAACTTGTTACGTTGTTCAGAATCTTGAATGTAGGTATCAATCAACACCGAATACATGTGGCTGTGGATATTCTCCATGGCGATTTGGAAACTGTAAAAGGCGCGGGCCTCCGACACCTGAACATCGGCCATGAACCGCGACCCCAAGTTCTCCGAAACAATACCGTCCGAGCCCGCAAAAAAGGCCAAAGTCATGGAAATAAAATATTTTTCGTCATCATTTAATTTTGCCCAATCCGTCAAATCACGCGATAAATCAATTTCTTCGGCGCGCCAAAACGAATCCACCTGTTTTTTATACATTGCCCAAATGTCGGGATAGGTTAGTGGAAACATGGTGTAACGATCCGTCGACTCGCGTAAAATGGGTTCATCTATGATGTGAGACATTTTTTCCTAAATGATATATAGGAGGGGGAGATTTTAGTTATAGTCAAACGTGGTATTATTTTTATGTCGTTTACATAATTGTTTTAGCATAATATGCTGTGACATTTGTGGCCATTTTTCTCTCCAAAATTAGACAATTTGCCGGCAAGAAAATCGCCCTCAATGTATATAGATAATCGGATCGTCATTGTCATCATGCCAAACATGTTGTCCAGGGCCCAGGCCAAAATGTTGAAACTCAATTATAATGCGGTACTAAACAGTCGCGTTTTGCTCTATTTCATCCTGTTTTTGTCCGTGGCGGATTTGACGTTCTTCTCGATGGTCGGGGATTACATCTCTATACTGGTGTTTTTCATTGTGGGGGGTCTCACGGCGTTTTTTAGTAAAAATATGATGGTTATTTTTACGGTTGCCATGGTATTTACCAATATCCTCAAGTTTGGCCGCCATTCCGCAATTGAAGGCATGGAGAACGAAACGGGCACGGGCACGGGCACGGGCACGCCCGCACCCGCGCCGAAAGTCACGGACCCCACCGACCCCGCGCAAAAAGAACTCAACGCCGAATTGGCCAAGGAGATTACCGACGAGAATTTCGAAGACGCAGATGTGGACACTTACTTGAAAAACGAAGACAGCAAGGACCTTACGTTGAAGGCGAACAATGCGAAAGGGCTGAATCCGTCCAAAATACTTCCCGACGTTAAAAGCGTTGCCAACGAGGATCCGGCGGTCAGTGTGGCCGGATTGGACGAACAAACCCAAAACCTCCTGGAAAAACAGAAAATACTGTTGAAAAACATGGACAGTTTAGATCCTCTCCTGAAAAAAGCAGAGGCATTCATGTCGAAATTCGATTCATTAAATTCCACGGGAACCGTCCCATCCTCGATGAAATGAAAAAATAATCAAGAAAAATAAATAAACTATTATTATAGAGTCGCCGTTGACGTTATAATCATATATTTTATTCACCCATCTAAAATAATTGAACCGCCGCCGGCGCACCCATGCCATGGTTAAGCGACCTTGAAAAAAAAATATTGATTAGCAGTTTAGGTATTGTAGTATTGACCCTCCTATTTGCGTTTATTCACAAAAAGAGCAAGCTCATTGAACCTATTCCCCCGTTTACAATCCCCGGTGATGATCTGGTTGTAGACGCACAAGGTATTATTAACATCGGTGAGGCAGTTGCGGGTATAGGAACAACTACTGCAGGTGCCGTTGAAAACACAATCGTGACAGCGACCGAAGGTACGGTGAATGTCATCACCACACAAGCCATGAACGTCTTGCGACAATTAGACAGTACCGCCAAATTCTTGGCAAACAAGGCCTCTACCGCAAAAACCAGCGCCCAATCGGCAATACGCCAACAAGTGAATGTTGTAAAACAGCAAGTACGTGACAGAGTTCGCACTATCAAACAAAATATTCAAATAGAAGCCCAGAGATTGAAAGCAGAATTCGTCCAAAAGGTAAAATCAAAGATGACATTTACGCGTTTTTTTAAATACGCCACTCTTCTCACCCTTTTATTTAGCAAAATAGGCCGATGGGCCACCAAAACCACCCAAATCATTCTCATGCGCATCTCCAATTTCAAAACCTGTTTTATATGGTACGCTTTAGAAATTATCGGGTGGATTTTGTATTTACCCATTGAATTTATTGTGTGGTTCTTTTGTCTAGAGACGTGGGAAACCAGTTTCTGGGACATGGTGAAAGAAGTCGACTGTTTTTTTAATAGTATCATGGGATTCCACATTTTTTATTATTCAGACTACATCCGACAAAAATGCTTTATACCCACCCTACCGCAGTTCCCGTCCATGGGTATGGGAGGAAAGTTCAGCAAAGGAGGATTTAAAAAGGTCATGAAAGATATTTTTCTACCGGTAGATCCGAACGAAATGGCCGCCTATGTACGCAAAGGACTCAATGAATACAAAGAAACTCTGTTGAATACATTCGAACACGCCGGTCAAATCGATTTTGACCAAATATGGCAGGAAGCGCTCAGCGCAGTGGATTTCAGCGATGTATCCGAATTGGTTACGGGGGGTGAACAAGTTCCGGACACCAGTGACCAAGAATTGAGTGAAACGTGAAAAGGCCTAACACGGGGAGAAGGACAAATATAGGTAGTATGTATAGTTCGAGCGTTGATCCAATCCACGGTTGGATATGGCTCCTCTCAAAACAAAATTACCCCGCATACCCAAATGCGCACCCGGTACAATGTGCGTCGACTACTGGACCGCAATATTACTCATACTGATTTTCGCGTTTATTCTGTATCTGGTTCACCGGTACTACGCGGCCGAATTGCGTGTTAATCGTCCCACCGCCGCCACCACCACCACGCTCGTGGCCTCCGTGAGCGAACCTGTTCTCACGTACCCCCGACACGACATCAACTTGTTGGGATTGCCCACCACCATCGGGGGTATCTCCACCCGCCTCGACGTTCTGAACGATCCCTACTTGCCCCCGGTCAAACTGGACGGTTATGTCTGGGAAAAATCGTCGGGGGACGTCCGAGGCCTACCGCCGATCCTTTCTCCGGTCGAGGTACCCGTTTTGCCCCCCCGTATAAACCGCGTCGGGTACGGCGGGTACCTACCGGTCAACGTCGAAACCCGGGGGTTGCGCAGTGATTACACTCAAATCGGTATTTTGACCCAGATGAGCGGAAACGACAAAAAACGGGCACGTAAGATGTTTTCGGACGATTTGGACGTCGAACTAGGAAACACCTCCGCCTTGATCTTACCTCTTATGGGTCGTCGCAGTTTGACCGGTCGCGATAAATGGCAATACTATACAATTTCCAACACGGGTGTGGTGAATACCAAGTTGCCGATCAAAGTCCGCGGGAAACGTTGTTCGTCCGAGTACGGTTGCGACGAAATAATGGAGGGTGACACGGTATATGTAGATGGGTACAACCACGAATTTCGCGCAACCATTTATGATAACGGGACATTTAGTTACATACCCGTGATATGATATTTACGGTGAATTATTATAACACGATATAGTAGTATTATAATTATTCCATTGTGGGTCGGCTCATATGTCAGTAGCGGGTCCTATTACACGTAGCCAAACCAATAAAACAAAATTAATTGGCATATTAGATAGCATCTTATCTGAATTTAGACCACCACCTCCACCAGTAGTGCCAGAGTCGGCAGAAGACGCCGGCGACGTAGCGACTCCTACCAACATAATCGAGGCATCGGTGGCAGACGCCGACCAAGTTATCCGGCCGTTTGTCGACGTAGCGACTCCTACCAACATAATCGAGGCGTCGGTAGCAGACGCCGACCAAGTTATCCAGTCGTTTGTCGACCTAGCGACTCCTACCAACATAATCGGGGCGTCGGTAGCAGACGCCGACCAAGTTATCCAGTCGTTTGTCGACCTAGCGACTCCTACCAACATAATCGAGGCATCGGTAGCAGACGCGGACCAAGTTATCCAGTCGTTTGTCGGAGTGGTGAAATCTGATGCGGCGGGGCTTACGGACTCCGGGGATGACGAACTGTCATCAACCGGGGAAATCAAACCACGATCTGTGACATCGACTACACGTAAAGATTACGGTTTTTCGCCGATTCAACCGTGGGATTTTGAGGTAATCCATGAAGACGTGGAGGATGTATTATCCTCTGGGGTTGATAGACCCCGGTATGTAGAGGTATCATTCGCAGAAAATGGCGATAAAACGTCAAATAACCCGTCAACAATGTGTGGTGGTGGTGGTAGTGGAAAAGAGACAGTATCAAAACACGTATCGAACAAATCCAAGGTAACCGGTGGGGCAAAAGATGGGAAAAAGGTGGATTTGGGTACGGTGGCTGCCCCCAAATCAGACAGTAGCCGTCGACACCCCATAGTGAGGCATTTTAACGAATTATTAACAGAAATAATTAGCATTTTCCGTCGTATTCCGAACATTTCAAGACGGAGGGAAGCACCAATCCAGCAGGATGGAGAAGATCTATCCTCAGTATCAAGAGACTCAAGAGACTCAAGTACCGGGCCACTAACAGAAGAAACGGCTTCAGACAAATCATCTGAAAATGAGCCAGACGCTGCCGGCAACGGTGATGCCGTGGGTGACACTGTAGTTGATCGTGTTAATGACGGTGATGCCGTTATTCCACGTGATGCCGCTGATGCCGCTGTTCCGCGCGATACCGTTGATGACGTGGGTGATGCCGTTGTTCCACGTGATGACGATGATGCCGTTGTTCCACGCGATGCTGTTAATGCCGTTGTTCCACGTGATGCCGCTGTTCCGCGCGATGCCGTTGATGACGTGAGTGACACTGCCGATGACGATGACATTAAGTCGGTGGCATCCACGAGGTCAGTGGTATCCCCAAGGAATGTAGATTTGACATTTGAAGCGAAATCTGAAATGGAGAAACTTTCCGACCTAATCAAACAACTCAAAGATGCCGCCCCACAGTTAAAAACGGCCATTGAAAGCGGTCAAATATCCAGTGATGAACTACAAGAATTATTAAACCAATTTACTAATATATTAAAACCACCCGCCGTTACTACTACACCTAGTACTGAAGCGATCCCAGGATCCGCAGCAACTGGTACTGTAGGTCCCGCTGTAACCGGATCACCCAATGTAGCGCCAAGTGGTACGGTAGCTTCTGCGGCATTGGAATCGCCCCGAAGTGTTTCTGACCCCCCGAGGCCTTCATCTCCGACTACTCAAATCCCTCCTGTTACGAGGGGTCCGACGATGTTGGATAGAATTCGACAAGCAATTGGAAAATATACTTCAAGGCTAAATCTGGTAACGCTAAGTAGGTCAGCTAGAGAAACAGTTCCACTTTTGGGTGTAGCGCCATCGGGAAGTAGTACCACTCCAACAGAATTGAGTCAAATAAAATCGGAAAAATCCGCCGTGTTCAGGAAAGGTATTGTAGACTTAATTAGTTCCATTCCCAAAATTTTAGATAGTGCCCGGGCCGAATTGAAAACAACGCTCGAGGGAGAATCTACGACTAACATCTCCGAGTTGGTCCGCAACGCCGATCGCGTTGTCTCGCGGTTTATTCCTATGACGACCACTGACAAAGTTGACATTACCGAATTGGTGCGCGACGCCGACCGCGTTGTCTCGCGGTTTATTCCCATCGTTCCTCCGGCCAAACCCATCAACATTGCCGAATTGGTCCGCGACGCCGACCGTGTTGTCTCGCGGTTCATTCCCATCGTGCCTCCGGCCAAACCTGTCAACATTACCGAATTGGTGCGCGACGCCGACCGCGTTGTCTCACGGTTTATTCCCATTGTGCCTCCGGCCAAACCCGTCAACATTGCCGAGTTGGTCCGCGACGCGGATCGCGTTGTCTCACGGTTTATTCCCATCGTGCCTCCGGCCAAACCCGTCAATATTGCCGAGTTGGTCCGCGACGCCGACCGCGTTGTCTCACGGTTTATTCCCATCGTGCCTCCGGCCAAACCCGTCAACATTGCCGAGTTGGTCCGCGACGCGGATCGCGTTGTCTCGCGGTTTATTCCTATCCGTACCCTTATCAAGCCGGCTAAACCCGTCAACATTGCCGAGTTGGTACGCGACGCGGATCGCGTTGTCTCGCGGTTTATTCCCATCGTGCCTCCGGCCAAACCCGTCAACATTGCCGAATTGGTCCGCGACGCCGACCGGGTCATCAAGCATTTTACCAAACCACTTCGTCCTACCTCACCGACTTCCATCACTGAACTGTTTAATACTGCCAAAAACACCCTTCAACCGTTCATTCCCACGAAATCGGATACCGGTAAGCGTAAATTGTCCAACCAATCGACAGAATATACTAGCGCGGAGGATGCTGAAAACAACGAGATGCTAAGTAAATTAAAAGAAAACAATCTCTTGGTGTCCACACATACCGACTACATTTCTTATACCGGAGACACCCCCGACGATACCGCTCCAGCGGTCTACAAATACGCAATTGTCGATGTCCAACCCACACCCACGACACCCGATACAATCGCAAAAGACACGTCGGCGTCCATCGAAAAATCCGTCGTGTATGTTCCCACAATTGAAGAAATACCTCCTAGTAGTAAGGCCGCCGAGAAATCCGGGTAAGGCGCCTGCCACTTTGTCATGATAACCCCGCAAATTGGATATCTTTTTCTACAGATAAAATATACCCAATACCTCTGAAATTATGAAAAATACCATTAATTATGATTTCTCCAGGTTAAATTTCAAGAAAATACAGTCCCCTTTTGCGGGAAACATTCAATATTATTTAATGGGCAAAGAGAACGAACCCAACGTCATGTATGCGAAGAGATCTAGCCAAAATACTTACGAACAATTCCTCGAAACCGGCTCCTACACTGAAGTTAAAAATTACATTGCCAACAAACTCTACATATTTGGCAACGACCACACAAGCGGTTGGTTGGTCATTGAAAACACACCGGTCACTAACCACGACCGGAAACTTTTTGTGTGTATTATGTTGTCTACCAATCCCACCGCCACGTCCCTCCACAACGTGTTGGACAACATGCTCCAAGACACGATCGACATGGACAATACAAAAATACTCACCGAAATGAATCTGGATACCATTCTCCCTTCCAGATCCACGTGCGACGTGTACGAAAATCGCCGTTCCATTGTCGTAAAATTCAAAGCCCCCGTCTACGTCCACAGTTATTTTACCGGATTATCAAACACCAACATCAGCAGTTTTATTCCCGATTTCCCCAACAATTACGACAGTATTTTTGACGTCAGTACCAACTTTGAAACCATCCTTGCCACACAAAAAGGCAAATTGAATCCACCGATCATGACCTACGATTCCGTGAAAGAAGGATTTGTTGAGGGAGCGGGCACGATCGACCAAGAGACGGATGCGTCCGGCAACACTTATTCGTGGATGGAATGCGACGCGGTACCCCTCGATTACAGCAATGTGGTCCCCACTTACGTGGTATCCAACGGCAGTACCACGACCAATACCTCAAATACTGTGATAACCATGACCACCGTTATGTTGTGGATATTGATTGTATCCATCTTCTGTATCTTTTATATTCCATTCTTTTTCAAACAGTTAATCACATATACGGTAAGATCCAATAGAACATCGGAAAACATCGAAATTGGGGGAATGGCGGTATTTGCTATCACGGGTTTCATACTGTTATGTGTCGGTATCCAAAAAGCCATCACCGTAAGCGATTTTAGTTATCTGATTGCTGGGAGCAGTCTATTAGGATTCATCATATTGGTGTCGGTGGTCATCCAGATGACCAAACTTACCGACCCCGACTATTTTACCGGATTTGAATCCATATCGGGTTCCTACTTACCCAAAGTGTTACAGAAATTATCACCCAATTCTACGGGAGGGGAGTAACAAAAAAATGGTGTAACAATTCGGCAAACGGTTTTGTCTCTTCTTCGGGTGCCGTGAAAGGTGCGCGAAGTTCCAACGGAATAGAAAAATAGTACTCCAAAAATGTTTCGTGTAGGAATGGGTAATAACCATCCACATAGTGCGCAGATTTGGGGGCACGCGCAAACTGTTGTACCGCATTACGACAATCGGCATCGTACTGAATAATATCCCGATTTTTCAATTCGATGGACGAAAAGACCTCGTAACCAAAAAATATGTGCGAGGCATGATCCCGTCCAATACAGTCCAACGCATAGTGATCTGTATCATAAAAATCCGCAATTTTTTGCGTGACGGCATCTTCGTTGCGATCCAAAACTACGGTGATCAATCTCCCCGCAAAGTTTCGCTCTTTCAAAATCTTTTTCAACAGCACTACCAAAATACAACTAGACAGGTTACCGTCCAATACGACCACCGGGGACTGGGTGTCTTGCCAATTCGAAAGCGCCTCATTCATGATAATATTCAGTTGTTCCACGGTAGAATCCCGAATACAGTTCCAAGAATCCAGATGAGGATTGATATTTGTCGACGCGTAATGTAAAAATCGGAGTTTAGGTAAATAATAATGACGCATATAATGTAAAGGATGCGCATGTTCGGATGACGTCGCCACATTGCCGATGTGATCCCGCCGAAAATCTCGTGTAACCAACGATTGTCCAGAATAATATTGAACGGTCGGATGCCAGTTGGATAACACCTTATATTCACGTGTAAATTCCAAATACGTTCCGGGGGGAAATTCTTCCACCGCGTAGAACATTTTGAATACTTTGGACTCGTCGAGGGAGTCGAAAAAATGACGCGAATTCGCCACCCCGTACAGTTTCTTGTCCACCCCATTTTTCTCTACCAGAGTATACAAAGGACACCATCCCAACGCGTCACGGGCCACATACATTTTAGAATCAGGTACGTTGATATTTTGATCCAATAGAATCAACAAGTATTTACCTTCCAACAGCTTTAACGTGTGTTCGATACCGTATTTCACGTACAAATAAATGATAAGTCGGGTGTCTTCGTTCGGAAACACGGCATCGGGGTCATCAAACGCCTCGTCCACTATAAATTCGGACAAGGTGTGACAGTTACTGACGTTGCCGTAAAACATCAGGGTAATATCCTTATAACTGGCCACCTGGGTGGCGCAATACATGCCACCTACAATGTGTTTAATGGGAGGGACGCTGTCCGATAACTGTGAAAAATAATGCGTCACGTGGTTTGAAACAATGGTTTCGTTGTTTAATAACATGAAAAACTCGAGTTCTTTCGACGATGGGTTCACCGAATATATCTCATGTGTATCATGCGTATCATGCGTATCATTATTTAACGACATGTTTGGAAAGGGACGACGGGTCGCTGCGATTGGTAAGTAATAATTTTACTAGTTACCAACCCTATATCATAAGTATGTGAATTCGTATTTATTTCCTTTTACTATGTATAAAAGGCGCCAGGCGGCCATGAAAACATTCCTACGCATCAAAAATTATTTTTTCCCCATTGTCGTGGTTCTCGTTCTCGTGATTCTGGCAGTGTCCTTCTACGGTTCTCTGAAAACGCAAGAAGGTATGTTGATGCCTAATACTATACCAGGTACCATGTACAATTCCAGCGACATGAAAAGCAAGCCCCTGTCCGCATCGGAAATTGTTTCCGTCATGAACGAGAACATGACCAATATTCAAAACCACGACACGATTTTGGCAACCCTGGATCCGACTTACGCCCCTGCCACTTCCCATCTTGTCCTCGAACTGGATATTAGT